TACACCAAAGACGCCAAACTTAAAGATAAGATCATCAAATATTGCGCTGCATCCGGCGCTGGGTACTATATCAGTGAGGATGTAGATCTGTAAGAGCATAGAGCCAGCCGCATGCGGTGACTATGCAAAATATGAGCCCTCGACACTACCGATCAGGAGTGCCGGGGGCTTTTGTATGTCACGGAGTATGACACGACCACAAGATTTTCCGCGTACTTCCAATATTTCCACGTGGGTTCGAATCCCACCGTCTCCGCGATTTCTGAGACCCGCGTAAACACTGGAAAAGTGAAAATGGCCAGTATTTATGCGGGTCTTAGCGTTTCATATATGTTTTCTGAAATTGCATATTTGCAAAAGATATTGCAAAAATAAGAAAAGAGTATGACACGAAGTATGACACGAAATCAGGAGACGCCGTATTTCTGGGCAAAGTGAGCATTGAGTTTGACCTGCTCGGAGTTCTCCCGATCGGCGAGCGTCGACCTGTACACGCGCTTCATGGTCCGGTCGGTACTCCATCCGCCCATCCGCATTGTATAGGCGTCAGGGACAGACAGAGCATGAGCAATGGAGACATAGTAGTGCCTGAGGTCATGGAAGCGGAAGGGAATATCTGCTCCGCAGTTTTGGATTGCCCTCCTGAAGCGGTTAGTAATCTGCTCCGGGTGTGCCCTCATGATCCTGCCACGCTCCGGCAGAGGGATAGCGTCGACCACAAACTGAGGGAGCTCCACAGTCCTGTTTGACGCGCTGGTCTTGGGTGTCGGTTTGATTACCCATACAGAGTGCTTGTCCTGGACCATGTCTTTTGTCACAGACACATGGCAGCCATGGAAGTCATCCACAGTCAGTGCGCAGATCTCCCCACGCCTCATGCTCCCAAACGCAGAAAGCATGATAGCTGTCAGGAGCTCCTGGCGTGATTCCCGATCGCGCTTGTCGCGGGCGGGAGACCTGAGATAATTGATTAGAGTTTGTACTTCATCATCGCAGGGAACATGCGCCTTATATTCTTTGGTGGCGGGGAGAGTGACGCGGAATGGAAGGTCGAAGCCGGTGAACTCGATGGATGCGGTAAAAAGGCCGTACACATTGCGCACGTACTTCGGGGAATACTCCGCCGATAATTCATTGATCCATCCCTGGACGACCTGAGCAGTGAGCCCTCCCAGCGTATAGAGACGGATATCATCCATGCGGGCCCGCAGGTAGGTCTCGTAGCACTTGATAGTAGACGGGGACAACACATGCTCCTTGAGATCGATGTATTCCCTGACAGTTTCCTGCACAGTCTTAGCGGCAGCGCTGCGTTCGACCTGTTTTACAGACCATTCTGCAGCCAGGCGCTCACATTCCTTTTTCCCGCGTTTGGACGGATCCTTGACGGTAAAGGATTCATAGACCTTGTGCTTCTTTCCATCCGGACCGATGGTAAAATGGGAAAATACGCGGATTCTCCATGATCCGCTGGGTAACTTCTTTGCTGTTGCCATAAAAAATACTCCTTTCAGGGTGTAGAAAACTAAGCCCCAAAAGGATATACTAAGCATGATGGGTGCTGTGCTCCTCTGGGGCCGGTATCAAATTATCCGTCCGACCTGTTCCCGCAGGTTGGGCGGTTTTTTCATATCTTTATCTCACATCACTCTGGAACGCCACGGCCTTCCCCAGCACGCGGACTTCCTTGTGATCTTCGGGAGTGTAAACCATGTCTTTATATTCTGGATTCTCCGCCTTGAGAAGGATCATGTCATTGTATTTATAGAACCTCTTTAGCGTTGCCTCGTCATCGATCGCGACCACGGCAATCTCACCGTTCTCTACTTCCGGCTGCTGGCGGACAAATACGATATCTCCGTCATTGATCCGTGCCCCTGTCATGGAGTCGCCCTTGGCGATCAGGATGAAGTCAGCCTTCACTTCTGTTGTGGTGTCCACATAGACTTCCTTTTCTTCAGCCATGTATATAGGTTCTCCGCAGGCGACGGAACCAAGGACGGGGAGGCGCTTCTTGGCGATCTGGTGTATGTTGTCGTAAGGCGGAATGTCATTCGCATCTCCCATAAGTGCACCCGGTGTGGTGTGTAACGCTTTTGCAATGGCAATGATTTTTGTTTGTGGAAGATCTACTAGCCCGTTTTCAATTTTAGAAATCATTGTTTTATCTGCATATCCGATTTTCTCAGCAAGTGTTTGTTGCGTGACTTTCAATTCTTCACGTCTTTTTTTAATATTCTTATACAATTCAAGCATGATTGCGCCCTCCAATCTGGCTATATTATATATAGGAAGTGAAGAAAATTCAACAAAAATGATAAATAAAGTTGACACAAATGCAACCGAGTGGTATATTTGGGTAAGAGTTGAATGTAATGCAACCCAACGGAAAGGAGGTGATTTAGTGACGGATACTATTAAACTCAAGCAGGCGATCAAAGATTCTGGGATGACCATTGTTGCCATAGCCGAAAAGGCGGGCATTCTCCGTGAAACCTTGTACAACAAGATTAACGGGGAAAGCGAATTCAAGGCGTCTGAGATTAGTGCATTATCTAAGGTTTTGAACCTGTCGAATGAAGAGCGTGACGCTATTTTTTTTGCAAACGAGGTTGAATGTGAAGCAACTTCGCGAGGCTGATTAACTCTCACCTATTGAGAAAAGGAGGTGGAAAACGTTTGAAAGACAAGGAGCCAAAAAAAGAGCGGAACGGATTCTTTAAGCTCTACGAGATTTCCGAAGATGTAGAGGAACTCTTTAAGAATCTGTACCGCATAGAGGTAGGGTACCGGATCGTGATCATGGTGTTGCTGATAGCCCTAATTTCAGTATCAGTACTGTGGTTATTATCGATGCGATGACGGAAGTCAGGATGGAAATAACAAACGGCCACACCTTGCTGTCCCAGAATCGATTCCAGCGAAACACGCGGTATCGAAAATACCGGTCAGAAAGTGAGTATTTCGAGACATAAGGCTTGGTGGCGATGGTCGTGTCATGGAATGTGTAATGACTTTCGATGAACTTTATTAATAACAGATTTCTGGCAATTGTCTCCCCGAAGAATTTTTCAGAGAAATATTTCTTGAAAAACCTCAGGTGATACATGATGGAGAGTCGGATTTTTTCGGAAAAGCGCAGGTTTGTATTAGTGAAGTCTTCGTGCATTGTGATACCTCCTTCCTGGAATGATTATACCACACCAAGAATTCAGAAGATTGAGAAAAGAGAGGAGAACAAAAATGAAGCACTGGATCGTCAATTATTCCGTCAAATACCACACCGGCGTAGTCGAGGAGCATACGGTCACGGTCGAGGCTGAAAGCATTGTTGAAGCTCTCGGGAGAGGCCAGAGGCACGTTGACGTGCTCCGCGAAGAAAACAAGGCGACAATCGAGCAGATCGTGATCTGGGACATCGGCATTGTCGAGATGGATGTCTTCTGAGGAGAGGTGGAAAAAATGAAGATAACAGTTGGAGATGCTGCCGCCATCATGGGATGCAGTGAGCAGTTCATCCGGATCGGCCTGCAGCGCGGCCAGCTGGATATCGGTGATGCAGTGCGGATGTCCAACAGATGGACATACAACATTGCTCCGGCAAGGCTCGCCGCACGGCAGGGAATGACGGTGCAGGAACTGGAAGAGAAGATCAGAAGTAGAAAAGCATTGGCCTGTTAGATGCAGGCTTTTCAGGATGATTGAGAGGAGAACGATAAATGGTAAAGCTAAATATGAATATAAACGATGGAGAACACAACCTTGAGATGGAAGGGAAGGCGGTCGTCGCATTCGTCATGGATCCCAAAGGACATAATGCTGACTGCGCAGCCATGTTGGTTGGAAGCACCTCACCGCATGACGCGGCATTCGCGATGGGAAAAGGTATCGGCTCCATCCTTAGTCAGCTGGGCAAAAATACCTTCGATAAAGTGACGCTTGCTCAGCTGGTGATCAAGCAGCTCAAAGATGCCATCGACGGGGACAGCATCGCAGAGAAGAATATTTTCGAAGGTAATGTGGATGAATTCATGGCAAGGGGGATGGAAAAGTGAAAGACCAGAAAGAATTGTATAGTGCGCTGGATGAAGTAAACCACATCTGTGACGTCTCCGGCCTCGACCAGACGATCTCTGACATCAGCGGAAATATCTGTACGATTGCAGAAGTAGCCCAGCAGGGCATCATGCATCCCAATTTCGCGCCCACGGCCCTGATCGTCATTGCACAGTTTGCGGCACTGTCAGACGAACAGATTGAGGACGTTGGAAACATCTGCCGAAACATCAGAGAGAAGATCATCGACGGCCTGAGTGAGCCGGAAGCAGAATTTGAGGAGGGATACCATGAATAAGAATAAAAAAACATTGAGAGATATTGCAACCGGACTTTTCACCGGCCTGTTGTTGACGATTTTTATGTTCGCAATGGTCACCGAAGCAAAAACGTCAATCGGCATCATGGGCACGGATGCAGGTGGCCGGATCTTTTCCACGCATACCGGATATTTTACGGTCCGCGGGAAAACATATTACGCCCACAAGACAAAGAGCCATATGTATAAGCGCGGCGAGCTGCTGACGAATGGCTACCGCGTTCGCAACGGCAAAATGTACTATTTCGGCGCTGACGGTGCGATGGTCACTCGCAAGACCAGCCGAGACCGCTCAACCCGATATATCGACTTTAACCGTGACGGCTCTGTGCATTATATCTACCCTGCAGGCCGAGGAACAAAAAAGGAAAGATATAATGCCAACCACAGACGTTATCAGGTAAAAAAGCACGGCAAATGGCGCGATACAGGGAACCAGTGCTGGCCGTACGGAATGATCGACTGGCAAGAATAATGAAGATGAAACGATGCAAGTGTTGCGGCTGGTGGTTTGAGCCGCAAAAACCAGCACAGAAATATTGTGACGATGAATGCTGCAAGGAAGGCAGGCGATCATCTTGGCTGCGCGCACAAAATAAAAAGCGTAGGAGTGCGCCTAAGAAATCTGCCACATTAAAGGTGGACGCGAAAAAACTCCCCGTCCCACGCCTCCCTGCAACGAAAGAGGTACGGGTCGGGGAAGTAGTCAAGGATTATGAAATAAGCAAGCTTTTTTATTAGGAGGAAGGGTCTAACTATGGCAATAATAGGCGGGCCGACAAAATACTGCCGCTGGTGCGGGTCGGCATTCACGGCAACAGTGCGGCATCGGGTGTACTGCTCGGCAGTATGCATGCAAGCCGCGAAAAAAGACGGGCGGTATAAGGACACACAGGGAAGGCCAGGGAAACTCCTTGAGCCGGAAGTGAGGATATGCAAGACCTGCAACAGACCTTTTACGACTACTCACGAGGGGCGGCGCTACTGCTCCGACAAGTGCAGATATCACAAAGATACCGTGAGATCTGAGATGGAGAAAAATGAATGAGTGCGGAAAATGCCATAAATTCAACCGATGCTTCGAGCGTAGAGGAATCTGCGCCGAGTATCGAAGTGTCGACGAAATCAAAGAAGAAATTGAAGCTGTTATGCAATCCTGCAAAGCTTCCAAAGCCGAAAACACCAAAGCCAAGGCTCCCGAAAAAGAAGGAGCTGACGGCAGAGGAAAGAACAAAAATTAACGATTACTTTTTTGATCATCGAGCCAAGGCAATCAAAAAGGCCAGAGACAGGGGGTGGATTTGATGGGGATAGTTGGCGTGATTATTTTGGCGACAGCACTGTTTATCGCTGCGGTAAATCTGGTCTTAGCGTACATATGCCTCGTGATAGCAAGCCCGACAAAGCGGATCGCGGCGAGAACTGTGCCGAGACAGAAGATTCCAGCGGACTGGGAGAGAATCATGCAGGAGACAAAGATTGAGAGGAGGAAGGCGAGAAAATGACCCACGAAGAATTTAAGAAAATCTGCCTGCGGGAGTATGCCAAAATCGAACGCATGGTCAAGACGGTCAAGGCGTTAAATGTCGACAATGTGTCCTGCGATGTTTATGCAGACGGGCGCATCAACTTTGACATCCGTGAAAAGGACAGGTCATCCCATACGTCATGGCATTGTGCAAGTGACAAAGACGGCGAACTCCAGATTGTCGAATACGACAAAGACTGCAATGCATTGTGGGCGCCGAAATACTACTACGACCATGTGATTGACGATGACAACGTCGAGGACGACATCCCCGTACAGTAAAAATCCGCCGTCATGCCGGAAACATGAACAGCGGAAAGCAATAGTATTACACCCACATTATAACAGGAGATTCAAATGAAAATCAACAGACTGGAAATCGAAAATGTAAAGCGGATTCATTCCGCAGTAGTAGAGCCCGCACAGGATGGCCTGACTATCATCGGCGGCAAGAACAGGCAGGGCAAGACATCCGTCCTGGACGCGATCGCATGGGCACTGGGCGGAGCAAAGTATCAGCCCTCACAGGCAACCAATACAGATAGCGCCATCCCGCCACGCCTGAAGGTCATCATGGACAACGGTCTTGTGGTCGAGCGCAATGGCAAGAACAGCGACCTTAAAGTCACTGATCCGTCAGGAAAGAAGGGCGGACAGCAGCTCCTGAATGAGTTTGTTGAGGAGCTGGCGCTGAACCTTCCGAAGTTCATGGAAGCATCCGGGAAAGAAAAGGCAAATACGCTCCTGCAGATCATCGGGGTCGGCCAGAAGCTTGCAAAACTCGACCAGAAGGAGAAGGAGCTGTACCAGGAGCGCCTCTATGTAGGCAGGACAGCTGATCAGAAAGAAAAGTTTGCCAAGGAACAGCCCTATTATCCCGATGCACCGCAGGAACTGGTCAATGCTTCGGAGCTGATCAGAGAGCAGCAGGAGATCCTCGCAAGGAACGGCCAGCGTAAGCAGTGGAAGCGCGAATATGACGATATCCTCAGACAGCTTGATCTCGTAGAAGGAAAAATCGAAGATCTCGAAGGTCAGCTGAGGCGATGGAAGGAAAGCAAGAAGGAACTCGAAGAAAGAGCCAGAGCTGCCGAAAAGACGCCCGCAGAGCTGAAGATGGAATCCACAGCAGAGCTCGAAGAGAATATCGCTGATATCGAATCCATCAATATCAAGGTCAGAGCCAATATGAACAAGATCCAGGCAGAAGAGGACGCCAAAGAGTACCGCGATCAGTATACACGCCTCACACAGGATATCGAAGATGTCAGAGCTGAAAAGACTGCGCTTCTGGACAGCGCAGACCTTCCTCTGCCGGGTCTGTCAGTGATGGATGGCGAACTGATCTACAACGGCCAGAAGTGGGATAACATGTCCAGCGCAGAGCAGATGATCGTCTCCACATCTATCGTCAGAAAGCTGAACCCGAAATGCGGTTTCGTCCTCCTGGATAAACTCGAGGCAATGGATCTGGATACGCTGAAGGAGTTCGGTCAGTGGCTCGAAGAGGAAGGCCTGCAGGCAATCGCCACCAGAGTCAGCACCGGAGACGAGTGCTCCATTATCATCACCGACGGCTACACCGAGGAGCGCCACGATGAGGAGAAAAAGGCACAGGCCACCGGATGGAAGGCAGGGATGGGATTTTGAGAATTGAGCAGGAATACTCGCTGATCAGCGGGGACAAAATGCAGGACAGGATCCATCACCGCTCCGGTCCTCCCGACGTTATCGACTTCACCGACAATGGAAAGTGCCGGGACTGCGGGAACTGCTGCGGAAATTATCTCCCACTTACAGATGTCGAGAGAGTGACCATAAAGCGCTATGTCAAAAAGCACAACCTGCACCCGGCAAAGTCACTCTTCGTAAAAGGACCATGGGCAAAGCCTACCGTCCACAACGAGTGCCCGTTTTTACTTAACACAGACAGCCACAGATGCATGATCTATTCCATCAGGCCTGGCATCTGCAGGGCATACACATGCCATGACCCTCTTCATAATCCGGAGGTGGTACGGGTAGGCCTCAGGGACACAAAAATTGTAAACATGTATGTCGAGTTCTTCCTGAAAGAAACATATCGGGAAGCAAAAAAGAAAGGAGCTTTAAATGAAAATCACAAGAGGGCGCGTTAAGAAAGCGCTCAAGATCGTCCTGTATGGGCCGGAAGGCATCGGCAAGTCAACACTGGCTGCCCAGTTCCCTGGCGCGGTCTTCATCGATACAGAAGATTCTACGGCCCATATGGACGTAGCAAGATTTGAAAAGCCGTCATCGTGGCAGATGATCAAGGATCAGGCCGACTGGGTACGGCAGAATCCCGGAGAAGTCGGTACTCTGGTCATTGATACCGCAGACTGGGCAGAGCAGATGGAGATCGATGATCTCTGCAAAAAGAAAGGCTGGGACGGCCTCGAGGGCGCTGGTTACGGTAAAGGCTATACCTACTCTGCAGAAGAGTTCGGCAAGCTTCTGAACATCCTGCAGGGCTGTGTGAATGCCGGCGTCAATGTCGTGATTACCGCCCATGCTACTCTCCGCAAGGTGGAACTGCCGGAAGAAATGGGGGCTTATGACCACTGGGAAATGAAGACCAGCAAGAAGGTCGCGCCTATGATCCGGGAGTGGGCTGATGCAGTGTTCTTCCTGAATTACAAGACCGTCATCGTAAATGTTGATGGCAAGGGCCAGACCAAAGGGAAGAATAAGGCGCAGGGAGGCCGCAGGGTCATGTACACGACTCATACACCCTTCTGGGATGCAAAGAACCGCTTCGGCCTCCCGGACGAGCTGCCTCTTGACTTCAAAGAGATCGCTCATATCATCCAGGCGTCGGCGCCGGAACAGAAAACGTCAGTTCCTGCCACTCCAACACCTGTTGCAGAAACAAAGCCAAAAGCAACTACAAAGACAGCAGCCAAAGCTAAGTCCATCGAAGATGAAAATCCGATCACGGCAGATTCTAACATAGAAGAATTTAAAGGATGGACAGCACACGAAAAGTCCTGGTATCGAGTTGGCGGGGATGTGTACGAATTCCTCAAAGGGGAACTGATCCCCCCTGAGATTGCAAAAGATGGAATCCCTATCACCGAAGATGTATATCGGGGCATGATCCAGAACAAGGCAAAAGAAAACGTTAAGACCTCAGATTCCACCAAAACTGCAGGTGCCGGATACCAGGAGCCCGATATGAGGATCCCCAAGAAGCTCCGCGACCTCATGATCGCTTCCCAGATCAATGAGTGGGAGATCAAAGATCTTGTCGGCGCGAAGGGGTACTTCCCTGCAGACATGCCTGTCGCAGACTATCCTCCGGAGTTCATCGACGGATGGTGCATTGGTTACTGGGATCAGGTGAAGACCTCCATCATGGAGATCAGGCAGAAACAGGCATACGAGTTTAAGTAAACCCTCATTTTTCGTCAGAAAGGAAATTAACAGACATGGCAGATTACAACAACTACAGCGATTACGAAGAACTTGATCTCAATGGAAGCATCGAACAGGAATCACAGTTTACAGATATCCCTGTCGGTGACTATGAAGGTATCATCGATCACTATGAGATCGGCACCTGCGACTGGGACAACGAGAACTATAACGGCAAGAAGATGCTGACTGTATACATCAACGTGGACGCCGGCGGTCAGGAGGTACAGCTCCGGGACAACATCGTCCTCGTGAAGAATATGGAATGGAAGCTGTCGCAGTTCTTCCTCGGGACCGGCCAGAAAAAGAAGGGCGAGCCCCTGCAGAACCTCGGCAGAGCGATCCAGGAGATGCCCGGTCTGCGCGTCAGGTTTTCCTATGTGGAAGACAAGAAGCGCAAACGCCAGGACGGAACGCCGTACAAAAATATCGGCAAATACTACGAGAAGAAACCTGCTGCTACCGGCGCCGGGTGGAACGGAGGTTTCTAAGTGGGCGGCATGAATCTGCGGCCTTATCAGCAGGAAGCCTTTGAGCGAGTGTTCTCAGAATGGGACGGGGGCGTCAAAAAGACGCTCCTGGTCCTTCCTACAGGGACAGGCAAGACCATCGTGTTCTCGAAGATCGCCGAAGAGTGCGTCCGGCGTGGAAAGAGAGTCCTGATCATGGCCCACAGGGGTGAGCTGCTTGAACAGGCTGCAGATAAGATCTATAAATCAACAGGCCTGCAGTGCAGTGTGGAGAAGGCCGGCGAGACATGTCTGGGACAGTGGTACCGCATCATCGTCGGATCTGTGCAGACACTGATGCATGAGCGCAGGCTGAATAAATTCAAACAGGATTATTTTGACGTGATCGTCATTGATGAAGCACACCATTGTGTATCAGACAGCTATCAGCGTGTGCTTCAGCACTTCAATGATTCTTATGTTCTTGGCGTGACAGCTACACCAGACAGGGCTGATCTGAAAAATCTCGGGAGTTATTTTGATTCCCTGGCATTTGAATACACGATGCCCCAGGCGATCAAGAGCGGGTATCTGGTACCCATCAAAGCTCTGACCGTTCCGCTCAAGATCGACATTTCCATGGTCGGTATCAGCGCAGGCGACTTCAAAGTAGGCGAGATCGGAACAGCACTTGACCCGTACCTGTACCAGATCGCTGACGAGATGGTGAAGTACTGCATGGACAGAAAAACCATTGTATTCCTTCCTCTGATTGCAACAAGTCAAAAATTCATGGGGATCCTCAACGAGCGGGGCTTTGTGGCTGCAGAAGTCAACGGCTCCAGCGAGGACCGGGCAGAGATCCTGCAGGACTTCGAAGATGGAAAATACAATGTCCTCTGCAATTCCATGCTCCTGACAGAAGGATATGACTGCCCGGCAGTGGACTGCATCATCGTGCTCAGGCCGACAAAATCAAGGCCGCTGTATGCACAAATGGTAGGACGCGGGACCAGGCTTTCTCCAGAGACCGGCAAGGATCACCTGCTCCTGATCGATTTCCTCTGGATGACAGAACGGCACGAGCTGTGCCACCCTGCATCCCTGATCTGCGAGGATGAAGACATTGCCAGGCGCATGACAAAAGACATGGAAGAGAATGCCGGTAATCCGGAGGACATCGAGGAAGCTGAAAAGAAAGCAACCGAAGAGGTTGTGCAGGAGCGTGAGGAAGCCCTTGCGGCACAGCTCGCAGCCCAGCGCAGAAAGAAGAGCCGCCTTGTGGATCCTCTGCAGTATGCCATGAGCATCGAAGCGCTCGACCTGGCTAACTATAAACCAATATTCGGGCCTGAGGCACAGGCTCCGTCACAGAGCCAGAAGGACAGCCTCGAAAAGCTTGGTATAAAAGCTGACAGTGTGGAGACATCCGGGCAGGCAGACAAGTTACTGGATACTCTGCATCAGAGGAAGATTCAAGGCCTGGCAACCCCGAAACAAATTAAGCAACTGGAAATGAGGGGCTTCCAGAACGTCGGCACATGGAGCTTTGAGCAGGCCCGTAAACTAATTGACCGTATCGCGGCGAATGGATGGAGGACTCCAAGGGATTTGAATCCAAGGACATACATCCCACCGGCCGACATCCCGCAGGCAAGCGGATTTTGGTAAATAAGTAATGGATGAAAGATTAAATCTTGAAGAAATACTTACACATGTTGATCCGGGACTCCTAAGTTATCAGGAGTGGGCAGATGTCGGCATGGCTCTCAAACTGGAAGGCTATTCCTGCGACCTGTGGGACTCGTGGAGCCGGAGAGATTACGGAAGGTACCACGAGGGTGAATGTGCAAAAAAATGGCGTTCTTTCCGCAGGGATGAGGGCGTGACAGGCGGTACGATTTATCACTTTGCTGTCCAGCAGGGATGGACGCCGGTAAGGGACGACGACTATGACGAGATCGACCTGAACAGCTCCATCTCATACGAGGCGCCGTCAGACAGGATCGTGGGCGAAGGCTGGGCAGAACATCGTGAGATAGAAGAGCCGAAAGACTGGAATCCCATCACGGAGCTGTCGCGCTATCTTGAGACGCTGTTTTCTCCAGATGAAGTCTTCGGCTATGTGGCTTCCAGCTTTGAGAAGCCTGACAAGGAAGGCCGGATGAAGTGGGTGCCCGCGAACAAGGGCATTTACACGACCAAGGTCGGTGACATGCTCCAGGAACTGAGGAAAGCAAAGAAGGAAGGAAAGACGCTTAAGGATGTAATCGGCCAGTACAACGAGGCTGCCGGCGCATGGATCCGCTTCAATCCACTGGACGGCCACGGGGTCAACAACGAGAATGTCATTGATTTCCGGTATGCCCTGGTCGAGTCAGATACCATGGATATCGAAGCCCAGAACGGCATCATCCGGCAGCTGAATCTCCCTGTTGCGGTCCTTGTACACTCGGGCGGAAAGTCCCTGCATGCAATCGTCAGGATCGATGCCGATGATATCAAGGAATACCAGAGCCGTGTCAATTACCTGTATGACATCTGCAGAAAGAACGGCATGGTCATCGACACCCAGAACCGTAACCCTTCGAGGCTGTCACGCCTTCCCGGATGCCAAAGAGGAGAGAAACGACAATTTATTGTTGATACAAATATCGGCTGCAAGTCGTGGGACGAGTGGAAGGAATGGACGGAAGCTGTTAACGATGATCTGCCTGATTTTGAGGAATTGATCACCGAATGGAATGACCTCCCGGAGCTTGCTCCGGAGCTGATCGAGGGAGTCCTCCGGGAAGGACATAAGATGTTGATTGCGGGCCCTTCCAAGGCAGGTAAGTCCTTCGACCTTATCGAGCTTGCCATAGCGATCGCCGAAGGCGGGCGCTGGCATGGCTTCAAATGCCGTCAGGGACGTGTCCTGTACATCAACCTGGAACTCGACAGAGCCTCGTGCCTGCACCGATTCAAGGACGTTTACAGCGCCTTGGGGATACGCGGGAGAGGCATTTCCAACATCGATATCTGGAATCTCAGGGGACGCAGCATCCCTATGGACAAGCTGGCCCCGAAGCTGATTAGGCGGGCCAAGGATAAAGGTTACAAGGCAGTCATCGTGGACCCAATCTACAAGGTCATCACCGGCGACGAGAACAGCGCTGACCAGATGGCCAAATTCTGCAACCAGTTTGACAAGGTCTGCACGGAGCTTAAGGCCGCTACAATCTACTGCCATCACCATTCGAAAGGTGCGCAGGGCGGCAAAAGGTCCATGGACAGAGCCTCCGGGAGCGGCGTTTTTGCCCGTGATCCGGACGCAATGATCGACATGATCGAGCTGGACCTGCCCCCTGCCACCATCGATCAGGAGATAAACAAAGCCGTCTGTACGGCCTGCAGACAGTTCCTGGAAGCCCATGTGACCGACAGGAACTGGACCGAAGAACTGTCGCAGGACGACCTTCTGATGGCTTCCAAAGTTACTGAATACTGCCGGAATGCCATTGGAAACAGTAAATGGAAGACAGATATTTTTGAGAAACAAATCGCAGAAGCAGCTATCAGGGCACGGTCTATGACCGCCTGGAGGCTGGAGGGAACCCTCCGAGAATTCGCAAAATTCGATCCCGTGAACTGCTGGTTCCGGTACCCGATCCATGTCGCGGATGAGTCCGGAACGCTCTCAGATATCGAGCCCGAAGTCGAGGAAAGCGGCTATCAGAAGATGATTAACGCCAGGAAAAAGAAGGCCGAAAAAGAGAAAACAGACGCAATCAACCAGATCGAAATTGCCTTTGAAGAGCTTGTAAATGAAGACGGAGCCGCCTCGGCAATCGATCTTGCGGAGCAGATTGGGGTAGACCCTGACACAATAAAAAGATGGTTCGGGAAGGGGAAAAGATCAAGATCGGAATACAAGAAACGGTTCGAAACTTTCCAGAATCCTGAAGATCAGAAGTTGTATTTGAGGCGAAAAGACGCCAAAAAAGATGAAACAGAGGGATAGGGACGCACGTGGCGTTTTACGTCCGTCCGTATAGGGACGAGTTTTCTTAAGAGATAGGGACGCACGTGTGGACATGCGTCCGTCCGCATAGGGACACACGTTTAAAACGCGTCCGTCCCTATCTGCCAAAACTACGGACACACGTTAAAAACACGTCCGTCCGTAGTACGGACGCACGTGGCGTTTTACGTCCGTCCGTATAGGGACGAGGGTAGGGACGGACGATGTATGTATATACATAGTGTGTCCGTACCTGCGTACGTACCCATCCGGGTGCAGACGGGAGGGTGGGTGCTAAGGCACACCCACCGTCCGCACCGCAGACAGGATGAAACGCGCGAAGGACGAGAGGAGATTGAAAATGCAAAAATTTAAAAATGATAAGGAGCGGCTCGCGTTCCTGGAAGATTACAGGAATGACAGAAAGTATGACGGCTGGAATGGATGGTATTTGTGGAAACATGATGAAGATCTGCAGCGTACATGGTGGCGGCTGGACCTACCAGATGGTTCATCTCTGGTAGTTGAAGAGCAGAAACGGACATTCAGCTGGCCAAACGTTCATACAGACTGGGCGGTGATCCACTGGTATATAGTGACCGACTGGAATGGATTTGCATATTTTGGAGATTATGTTGCGAGTAGGTCTTTAGCGCTAAAGAAAATCAAGGAAATCGAAAAGAGGTGCTGAGAATTGGTAATTGAATTCTTTCTGCCGATGGAGCATGTCCCGACTATCACTCACCAGGAGCACAAGGTCAGGATCCAGAACGGACGGCCGGTCTTTTACGAGCCGCCTGAGCTCCAGGCTGTCCGGCAGAAGTACCGTGACATGCTCGCCCGGCATAAACCGGCAGAGAAGCTGACCGGCCCGCTGCACCTGCATGTCGTGTGGTGCTTCCTCACAGACCGGCATCCGGATGGAGCCTGGCGGGACACGAAGCCGGACACCGACAACCTGCAGAAGCTTCTCAAGGACTGCATGACAGCCGTAGGCTTCTGGGAAGACGACGCGCAGGTCTGCAGCGAGCTGACAGAAAAACGATGGGTACGCGGGATCCGTAAGGGAGGCACTGCCTCGGGAATTTGGATCCATGTACACGAGATGGAGGAGAAGACATGAACATGTTATACGATAACCGCCGGGCTTGCGAGGTGGCCAGCAAGGACAAGCCGGTTATAAAGGGATTCTTTCACAGATGGATTACGGAGGCATACACGATCGACCCGGTTCTCGTAGGCAGACAGCCCGGGCAAGTCATGTACACAAAAGCACTCATCGAGTTTGAGGATGGCACCGTGCACATGATAGATCCATCAAGGATCAGATTTACAGACAATAAATAAATCATACTGAAATGAGGAAAATGCATGAAATACGAGAAGCCGAAAGTTTACGACAATCTTGAAGAACTGAGGTCAGGCACTAAGCGTGCCGAGATCCTGCATGAAGCAGAATCCTGTATCTGCGGACAGCGTGAGCAGGATTACGGATCGCCGGAGGACAATTTCTCAACTATCGCCGTAATGTGGACGGCATACACAGGCACAATGATTACCGCCCTGGATGTGTCCATGATGATGTGCCTGCTCAAGATCGCCCGCATCAAGAACGGCGGCGGCACAGGCGACAGCTTTGTTGATTTGGCAGGCTACGCAGCCTGCGGAGGTGAAATACATGACAGGAAATGAATACCAGAAACTCGCAATGCGCACCAACGATGACATGTCGACCTGCCGTCTCGAGACTGCGATCGATGAAAAAGACGCCCTCTACGACTTGGGCGGCGTGATCATGGCGTCGCTCGGACTTTCCGGAGAAGTCGGCGAATTAAACGACATGATCAAGAAATGGATATTTCACCAGTCAGATATGGATATTACACACGCCAAGAAGGAACTTGGAGATATTGCCTGGTATCTGGCATGTATGGCTTACTCGTTCGGGTGGTCAATGGATGAAATCCTGCAGATGAATGTGGATAAGCTAAGAGCCAGGTATCCGGATGGGTTTGATATCGAGAGAGCAAATCACCGGAAAGCCGGTGATGTATGATCCGCCTCGACGATGGCATAGACCATGGTGATTATCATCTCGAAGATTGCATGGAAGCGACAATTGAGAGATATGAGGATGGGACAATATACTGCCCGATTACATGGTCGGGCGGTACCTGCGAACAGTGCATGGAAATATTTGAGAGGAGGATGGAGAAGTATGAGTGATGGAATCACATTGATGATCGGCGAGGATGGTATCGCCCGCGAATATGATGACACCTATGACATTACAATCCACTGCGAGTCTGAGGAAGATCGCGAGAAGGCAATCGAAAGGATTAATAACTCTATCCCTTGCGCTTTTATCAATAGCCTTATCTCAGACCCTTCCAATGCCGGGACAAAAAGCTGTGTGCTGAGCTGGCTCAAGCGGAAATGGGAGGAAGAACAGAATGATTGCGATTGATCGACCTCACGCAGTACGAGGATAATGGCAAATGATTATAAGGCCAACAACAAGAGACAAGGCAAAGCCAATCGTAAATGGTCAGGGAATGAAGATAAGCCCTATGTACATATCCGCAAAAACATATCGCAACTATGACGACTACAAGGAAAGCGCTGCTTATGCGGACGGATGGAATGCCGCAATGGACTATGTGTTTGGAGTGAATCCGAATAAACCAGATATTAAATTGGTCAAGCATTAGGCAAGTAACGAGGATTACTCGGCAGTTGAACAATTTTAAAAAGTGAAACAGTTGGCGGTATGCCCAAAAGGAAACAGCCGCTCGTGGAGGTAAAAGATGATAGCGATTGAATACCTAACTGATTGTGAAGGAGCAGATAAGTTTGGCACATGCGCATCATGCTCTAAGGACAGCAGTGAAGACAAAAAAATGGTACGTATAAGAATCGGGAGCGTAGTCACAGGATATTATCGAGGAACATCGCTCTGCCTTTGCGATGAGTGTAAGAGAACGATGTGTAAGATGTTTAAAGTGACTTAAAGCGACATTAAAGCGAGTTGTTCGGAAATTCCGAACAGTTTCCAAAAGTGAAACAGTTGTGCGGTGGCGAAAGAGAGACGCTAAAGTGAGGCTTCTTACAGGACGGTTGGGGTTGAGTGGAGCCGCCCCGGAAAATAGATGAGTCAGCCGCGAACATTCGCCAACTTTCTATAGCATGAAAGGCAGAGGGTAATCACGAAGGAATAACCTAAAACTCCGTCCATCCGTGGGAGAATGGCCCACGGCCGCACATCATTAATATTGACAAGGCGGTGCAGTCTTTGAATGGCTGTTAAATGTCCAGAACAGATTTTGACCGGTCAAAGAGGAAACAGCCGCCCATATGGAGGGATAGGATGACAAACATAACCGATGATGAAGTCAATATTACCGTTGGTTTTGATGATGCAGTACAAGCAATAGCATACCTGTCCGATATGTTGGATTTCCTGCGAGACAAGGGTGTGCAGACACAGATTAAGCACATTGAGACAGCAAAAGAAATATGTGAAGCGTTTTGCTGCGAACACTTTCAGGAGGAATTGAAGGAATGACAGTAAATGACGTTGTTCAGTTCACAGAGAACCACAAATGGTGCGGATGCTTTGGCGTGATCACCGAGGACAAAAGGGAAGGAGATGCAAGACGGTACATGATCGGCGTGCCTATGCCGCAGCAGGGTGTTGCATACATCTTCGATGACGGTAGCAATATTGAGTATATCGGCAAGGCTGTTCTGGTAGAAAAGAGGGAAGAGGAATGAGAAACCGTTACCCAGGGACGTGCTATAAGTGTGGCAAGTATGTAGACGTTGGATTCGGGTTCTTTGAGCGCTATCACGGATCGTGGAGAGTTCAATGCGTGAAATGCTGTGACGGGCGAACTGTCAGGGATACCGACAAGGAAGTCCGCAGAGCGAAGAGACTGAGGAGAAATCATGAAACTGGAAATAAAAGGAGATATATCTGACATATTCCTCACTGTCATGATCGGGCTTGCTTGTCCACTGCTGCTGCCGTTGGTGATTGATAAGATTGAGATTGAGAATGAAGCGGAGGAAGAAGCATGAGCAGAATCGGACAATGGAAGGAAATTAAAGGGAACTATGCGACGCCCGGTGGCACACCGCTGTACGAGTGCGGATCATGTGGTGGTTCTCAGCATCTGCACGGGGTAGAGTATCAGCGCAGAAAGGTTATCTGCGATAACTGTGGACGGATCAATATCTATCCATGGGAAAAGGCATATGAGGAAGGATCGAGCTTATGGGAGGAAGACGATGACTGAGAATCTTCCCGACACAAATGTCGGAAACATCGAATATATCAGCAGACATGCGGCGATTATCGAAATGATGGACAATGACGTTGACCATGCACAAGGAACGGATGGCAGAGAGGTTGTGCAGATTTTGTCTGATATTCCTGCCGCAGATGTTGTTCCGGTGGTACATGCGTATTGGATACCGCAAAAAGAAAATCATGAATTTAAAGAGGTATGGATGAAATGTTCTGCATGTGGTTATCCTGTGTCAAGGTGGACAGGTAATACTAATTTCTGCCCCAACTGCGGAGCAAAGATGGATGAGCATGGAGAGGAGTAAAGCGTGGAATTTTTAAAAGCAGTTATAGCTATGTATCTGTTTATGTTTTTTGTGGCAATAATTGTGGCAACAGCAGATATGCCTCTTCCGTCTTACGATACACAAGTTTTATCACTCGCCATCGTAGCGGCAGGAGCATTAGCACATAGCGAAAAGTAAGGAAGGAGTGAGAAGCATGGACTTTAAAACAGTAATAATTGCCTGTCTCGTATCTGCACTTGCGGGATTTGCGGTCGGATATTACACGGGCGGTGAGTATATGCGTCGCATTTTCATGAGGCTTAATCGCAGATTGACAGACGAGGAAATCAGGAAATTTCAGGAGAAGATTTACGGGAAGGAATAAGAGCATGGAAATCTTACAAGGCATAGCGACTATCGTTGGTTTTATGGTCATTGCCATAGTTATAGTCGTCCCGTGGGGTGTTGGCATTGGAATGCTTTGCGCAGAACTTAAAGATATATTTAAGTGAGAGGAGTGAGCATGGGAGCATATATCATAAACGTACCGTCAACGGTGGACAGAATCATTTATACCAATGTTGACCCTATGAACGGAAAGACATATATCGCCTCGTATAGCGTTGATGACCTCACGCCCTACACCGGTCCAGACTTTGAGCAGATCATGAAAGAGGCGTACAAAGACGGGTATAATGCCGGTTTCGGAAAGAAAATTCATACATCGTATCAGGAAGGTCTTTCCGATGCATGGGAGACGGCAAGAAGGATTGGAAGTGATTCACGTTACGGTTTAGAGAAAATGGGATTCAAATTTGAACCGCGGGCAGTTGGGGACGATCCGGGTTGGTATGTGGTGCAAAGGTATTCTGCATCTGAGTGTATCAAGAGAATCCGGCTTGTCACCATCCTTGAGAAGATGCGAGGTGAGCAGGATGGCTAAACGCAAACATCGCTCCACTTACCACAAGGCTACAGACGCCCTGGAGCAGGAAGGCAGGAAGCAGTGCTTTATTATCTACGGGGCATCCGCTATCGCGCTCTGGCGGCATTACGGCAAGCGTCAGCAGGCAATCACAAGACTCTTTGATATCACCTCTGAGGTCTGGCAGGACTGCGCTGCTACCAATCAGCACAGCATGATCGAGATGTGTGAGCGCGAGACCGGCATCGAGATACAGAACGGAGAGGGGAAGTCATGGCGTGATCTCCCGTACCTGAACGCATCCCTCAATCAGATGCGCATGTCTGAGGCGCAATGGATCTACATGAGGCGCCAGCAGATTAAGTGGATCGCGCCGCAGGTGATGGCATGCATCATGATTGCCCTGCATCGCAAGTACGGATTTGGGTTCGATCGACTGAGCCGATTTTATCAGCAGATAGATACAGTGCGCGGCGAATATAACAACGATCCCGATGTGATCCGCGAGGAGTGTTTCAAGCTGACAGGTGTAGATGTGGCAGATACGACAACCAAAAAGAGAGAGGAGAAACAAGTTGTTTGATTTTATTTCATATGTCCGGGACAGTGGACTGCAACTCATTATCCTTCCACCGATGCCAGGGACATTAATCAATCTGGAACTGCGAGACTTGGAGACAGGATTCTACGAGGGCTATGCTATCACCGACAAGGAAGCGAGCAAGTGCAGTAACATCGACAAGTATACCGGCGAAGTGCTCGACCGCATGGCGGCACGTATCGGGAGACGTAAGGCACAGCTGTACGCTAACCGCCATAAGAGTAATAAGCGGCAGGAACTTGAAAACTTTTTCAGAGGTAAGTGATGACAGCAAAGGAACAGCAGAGAGAGGCGGCATTGTACCTGTCGCGGTATCAGGTGGCAAAGAACGAGGTAAGAGACGTTGAGCTCCGGATCGAGCGCGTCCGCAGCGAAATGATGGGAGTCAAAGGAATCAGTTACGAGGACGGAGACATGCCGAAAGCACAGTTCCGTACCGGTGACCTGTCAGACTATATTGCCCGCATTGATGACCTGATCCAGGATTGGAAGGTCGCACAGAATCGGGCACTTGACATGATGCGGGAGATTTCTACGGCAATCAACGCGGTCGACCATGATCAGGCGCGGAGGGTTTTGATGCTCCATTTTGTGGACGGGTACACTTATGAGAAAGTCGCTGAAGAGATAGAATGTGAAGTTCGAACTATATATCGATGGAGAAAAATTGGACTGAGAAAGATTGTTATAAATCGTTAGTAATACCGTCATTTGTTGTCATGTGCCGTCATTTGTTGTCACGTGTCATTGAATGTCAGTAAGATATGTGAAAAAATGGTATTGTGCACATACAAGGACGGGCAGGGTCTGTGCATTTTCATTTGTACCTCCACTGAGTTAGGACGCTGTATTGTAACAGGTACAGCGTCCTTTTGCGAGACGAGAGCATAGCATTTTGCATGTTCCCATTGGACACCGAGTGTAACAGCTCGGTGTTTCATTTTGTCGGCGATTCGCTACCCGCCGATGCTAAACAGATGCCTGGACTTCTTGTCCCGCGCAAGACGATAGCGCGTTATAAACTATGCCAGGCGGGTCGAAGGGCCCGCCCATTTTATTTAAGCGAGGTGATAGCTGATGCCGAGGGCACGCAGTCCGGAGCGAGACCTTGCGTATCAGCTGTGGCTCGATTCCGGGAAACAAAGAGAATTAAAGGATATTGCTGAGGAGTTGGGAGTCTCCCCAAGCCAGATCCGAAACTGGAAGACGCAGGATGACTGGGAAGGTCGAAAAAGTTGCGCAACGAATCATGCGAATAATTGCGCAACGAAAAGAGCAAAAAAAACAGCTGAACGCATCGAAAAGAATCAGGAGCTGACCGATCAGCAAAAGCTGTTCTGCATCTACTTTTCCAAGACATTCAATGCAACTTCCGCCTATCAGAAGGCTTACGGATGTTCCTATGCGGCGGCTATTGCAGCAGGGTCAAGGCTGTTAACAAATGTTAATATCAGAGCTGAAATCCAGCGCCTGAAGCAGGCACGCTACACGCAGGCTCTTCTAAGTCCGGAGGACATCTTCCAGAGATACATGGACATCGCCTTTGCTGACATGGGCGATTACATGAGCTGGGGACAAGAAAAGGAGCCGGTCATTGGCCAGTTCGGACCTGTGATGATTCCGAATCCGTTGACCGGTGAGAAGGAAACCCTCATGCAGACCGTCAATGTGGTACGGCTGAAGGAGTCCCGCGAGATAGATACGACTCTGGTTGGAGAGGTCAAACAGGGGCGCGACGGGGTGACAGTCAAGCTTCCGGACCGTATGAAGGCTTTGGACTGGCTCGCCTCTCACATGGACATGGCGACACCGGAGCAGAAGGCAAAGACAGACAAGCTAATTGCTGAGACTGAAAGACTGAAAGCTGGCGGCTCGGGCTCTCAGGACAATGAGTTCCTGAATGCCTGGAAGCAGTCAATCATTGACGGATATAAGGACAGCAGTGATAAGGACGGTGAAGAATGAACGGGCCGATGAGATACGCAAAGGACCCCGTTCTTTTTTTGCGGGAAGTCCTCGATATGGATCCGGATGGATGGCAGAGCGCGACAGCGAAGGATGTGCAGGATCATGCCAAGGTCGCTGTGAAGTCCGGTCAGGGAGTTGGAAAGACAGCCCTAGAGGCAGGACTCTGTATCTGGTTCCTGTGCTGCAGGCCGTACGCAAAGGTGATCTGCACGGCACCGACCATGCAGCAGCTGTACGACGTCCTCTGGGCGGAGATTGCCAAGTGGCTGCAGTCCTCCAAGGTAAAGGACCTGCTGACCTGGACAAAGACCAAGGTCTATATGAACGGCGATTCAGAGCGCTGGTTCGCTACTGCGAAGACCGCGACAAAGCCAGAGAACATGCAGGGCTTTCATGAAGATCACATGCTGATCATTGTGGACGAAGCTTCCGGTGTATCTGATCCGATCATGGAGGCGATTCTCGGCACGCTGACCGGTATCGACAACCGGCTCCTGCTGATGGGGAATCCTAACCGGACAGAGGGCGTATTCTACGACGCTTTCAACAAGGACCGCGAGCGGTGGAAGACCAGGACAGTATCCTCCAGGGACTCGAAGCGGACCAGCCGGGACAACATCGAGATGCTTGAAGCCAAGTATGGCAAGGACAGCGATGTGGTCCGGGTCCGTGTGGACGGTAAGTTCCCCAAGGGCGGGCTCGATTCCTTCATCCCGCTCGAGTATGCGGAATGCTGCAGTGATCCCGTGACAGTCCCGGACAGCAACATGCTCCACGTCGGCGTCGACGTCGCCCGCTTCGGCGATGACAAAACCATCATCACGACACGGCACGGGATGCGCGTGGATCCTCAGCTGAAGTACGCAAAGCAGTCCACGATGGAGACTGTCGGACATATCCTGCAGATCTGCAAGGCATGGATCGCGGACTGGACCGGCAGGCATCCGAACATGTACGACGAATACGGCTCGCCTGTCACTGGCCGCTGCCGTGTCCGTATCGATGATACCGGCGTCGGCGGAGGCGTCACAGACCGCCTTAGGGAAGTCGTAGAAGACGAGGGGCTGCCGATTGAGATCATCCCCTGCAACAACTCCGGGAAGGCCATGGACGCGCATTACGAAAACGCAGGTGCGGAGATGTGGGGCAATGTCCGCGAGCTGATGGAACAGACATTTTCTGCAAAGGCCAGGGGCGAAGAGCCAGTCCTGCAGATCCCTCAGGATGACGAACTTATAAAGCAGCTGGCCAACCGCAAGTATCACCTGACCAGCCGCGGGCGGATCGTGCTCGAGAAAAAAGAAGACATGAAAAAACGGGGGCTCGGGTCTCCTGACTGTGCGGATTCACTGACGCTGTGCTTCTACAATCCGCAGACGATGGAATACAACCCCGTTAGTGGAGGTATTTGAGTTATGGCATATACAGATGCCGGCATCTGGGTGCCGGACTCAACGATATTACAGCAGGCAATCACTGTGGAGGATGTCCTGCGCGTGCCTGCGGGGACGGAGATGAGCATCAACCTTTTGTCGGAGCTGATCTCCAAGCATAAACAGCTTGTGCAGTTCCGTTTAAAGCCCCAGCAGGACGCCTACGAGAAGAACGTCTATCCCTTCCTTCTGGCGAAAGCTAAGCCTGCATACAAGCCGGACAACCGCATCCCGATCAACTTTGCGAAGTACCTGGTGGATACCTTCAACGGTTTCTGCACCGGTATCCCCATCAAGGTCACATCGGACGAGGAACGTGTCGCGCAGTACCTGGAATTCCTTGACCAGTACAACAACATGGATGACCTCAACTCAGAGATCTCTAAGGGCGCAGACATCCAGGGCGCATGCCATGAGCTGTATTACAACGATGAGGACGGCGAGATCGGCATCGCGAAGGTCGACAGGATGGAGTCTTTCTTCGTGTACGATGACTCGATCCTGCGCCGGAAGCTGTTCTTTGTGCGGTACTTCCTCGGGGCTGACAATATCGAGTACGGCTCATGGTCAGATGATACTTTTGTACAGCACTTCGAGAACCGCGCAGGCTACCGGTGGACAGATGAGGCACACGAGCATGGTTTCGAGTACGGACCTGCATCTGAGTTCTACAACAACGCGGAGCGCCGCGGGATCTTCGAGTCAGAGCTCCCGGCGATCAATGCATACGGCAAAGCCCTGAGTGAAAAGGCCAACGACGTTGATTACTTTGCGGATGCCTATCTTAAGATCCTTGGTCCGAAGGTCGAAAGCAAGGACACGCAGAGCATCCGGGACAACCGAATCATCAACTTCAAGGGCTCGCCGGACGGGACACTGCCGGTGGTGGATTTCCTGCAGAAGCCGAACGCGGACACAACGCAGGAGAACCTGATCAACCGCCTCGAGCGCCTGATCTTCCACATCTCCATGATCGCGGACATCAACGATGAGAGCTTCGGCAGCGCTTCAGGCATCGCCCTGAGGTACCGCCTGCAGTCCATGCACAATCTGTTCCTGGTCAAATCCCGTAAATTCACAGCGGCGATCCAGAACCGATACAAGGTAATCTTCTCAAATCCTGTCGCGCAGACTCACGGCGTCAGGCCGGATGACTGGATGACAGTTAAGGTCAAATTCACGCCCAACCTTCCAGCGGATGTACTGTCGGAAGTCCAGAGCGCCCAGCAGGCCGACGGCATGCTCTCCCAGCAGACACGTCTCGGGATGCTGTCCTTCATTGATGACGTGCAGTCTGAGATCGACCGCATGACAGAGGAGCAGGAAGAGATGACCGCCAGACAGGCGCAGGCGATCTACAGTGATGTGGACAGCATGGTGAGGGCGTTGGAAGCGGAGGGCTACACAGTAACGAGGAGCGACGATGGCGAGGAAGATACAGCCGAGGAGTAAGGTCCCGAAGCCGAAAAGTGGCCAGTCTTCTGAAGACTACTGGCGGGAGCGCGAGTCGAGGCAGAGAGCCGAGAACATCAGGAACGAGGCAAAGACCGCAGAGCGAATCAATCGGATCTTCCAGGGCATGCAGGACAGCATTCAGCAGGAGATTGAAGCTTTCTACCAGCGCTACGCCAGCAAGGAAGGTATCACACTGACAGAAGCTCGCGGGCGTGTCTCCCGTATCGACATGGAGCAGTATGAGCGTCTGGCAAAGAAGTATGTCGAGGCCGCACATCATGGAGATGAAGACATTGCCTTCTCTCAGGAAGCAAACGACCAGATGCGGCTCTACAATGCCACGATGAAAATCAACCGGCTCGAGATGCTCAAGGCCCGCTGTGGAATCCGTGCCATGGAAGGCTACCGCGACACCGAGCGGCTGATCAACGAGAACCTCGAGGAGCGGGCCTATTCAGAGTACAGCCGCCTTGCCGGCATCCTCGGGAACAGTGTCCAGTTCAACGAGAACATGGTTCGCTCCATCGTGAACGCCTCCTACCAGAATGCCACATGGTCACAGCGCCTCTGGAATCATCAGGCATCCCTGTCCTCCCAGATCGGGACGCAGCTGGCCAGCGGGATCCTTGCCGGAAAGAGCTCCACAGTCCTCGCACGAGAGATTCAGAAGGTGACCCAAGGCAGCACATACGCCTGCCAGCGCCTCATGAGGACGGAACTTCGCAGGGTGCAGACTGCAGCCGCTGAACAGTCCATGATGGACAATGGCGTGACTGAGTACAAGTACCTTGTGGCGAACGGCGTCAACCCCTGCGACGAATGCCTCGCGCTGGACGGGCAGGTGTTCAAACTCTCCGACATGAATGTCGGGAAGAACGCCCCGCCGCGTCACCCTAGTTGCCATTGCTGCACTTGTCCTGCGGTCGACGAGGCCAAGTGGCAGAAGTGGCTCGACGGGCCTGCGCAGGATGGCGTGCCGTGGAAGGATTTTAATCCGGATATTTCGGACCAAACCAAACTCCTGCAGAAATACGGCTCTCTTGAAAACATGATGTTCAACGGGTCAAATGAAGATTTGAAACGATGGTCAGAATTGTCAAAGCAAACAGGACTTGGCGAAAAAGATATATTGCGTGAGCTTGCAAAGAAAGCGGATAACTGGGAACAGCTCATGAATATGCAGAGTGAATCAAAACTGAAATCATGGGCTGATGAATTGAGGAAGATAGCTTCACCGGCAGAGCTTGGTGCTGTCAGGACGTGGTCGGGCGAAACCTATTCGGACATCAATCAGCTTATGAGGTTTGGAACCAATAAAGGCTCAGCGGTCGCAAAAGCCGCCGAAAATCTTTATAACCTGCTTAACCGCATGACAACAAAAGAAGATATATACGTCCGTCGAGGCACAGGCATCCGCCATATTCTCGACGGGATGCCGTCGGGATGGCGTAATGACCTGTCTCTTTTAAACGGAAAAGAATTCAAGGACGCAGGCTTTACTGCCACATCACCGTCGTCAAAAGGTGGATTCAGCGGGTGCGGCGAAAACAGTGCGGAACTTTTCATAAGGGTTCCAAAAGGTACGCATGGCGCATATATCGGAGAAGTAGCCCGAGCTGAAAACGAGAAGGAATTCCTTCTGCAGAAAGGTTATAAATACCGTATCGTTAAAGCTGAGAGACGGCCGAATAAATATTTTCCGGAGCAGACAGACCTGAAGATATGGGTGGAGGTGGTTCCCGGTGAGTGATTTTGAGTGGAAAGATTTGGATATGTGCGCGAGATGCCACTGGCGGGATAAAGACCCTGATTTATGCCATGGCGTAGAGCCACCTATGAAAAAGCCGTTTATTCCCGAAAATGCCAGTGATTGTTTCTTTGTTCCGGATTCTTATTGGGAACGTCTTCCTGCTCAAAAGCAGAAGGAACTTGAAGCTGATGTCCGAAAAAGAAGTACAAAGTAACGACTGCGGCGCCACTGCTCGTCCGGACTGCTACCGGGCGGGCAGGTTTTTATGATGGGAGGACATAATGGACGCACTGACATGTTATGAGCTTGGGAAGGAAATGTTGAAAGGTTTTCAGGCCGGATTTGCCGGACTAAACGAAAAATGCAAGAGAGGAGGAGACAGATATGAACGTGCCTACGATGACGATCGGCGAGACCGAGCAGGACAACGAACTGGAGAAGCTCCGGAAAGAGAATGAGGAGCTGAAAGAAAGATGCCATGATTATGACCTGCAGGTCGAGAGCCTCACCAGACAGGCCGAGCATAATTACATGCGAGGGAGAATCGACGGCCTCGAGTTCTCGATCCGGTGCAACGGCATCTCTGGAGGTGAGGTGAAGAGATGATCATTCCTGAATCAGTCAGCATTTTGTACAAAGATTACGCAATCGGCACCGAGAACCACATGCGGGATGAGACCGGCGCCGAGCTCTATGGTCAGATTAATTACATAGAGCAGACCATTACACTGAGTAACGCCTCGAGCCTCGAGCAGAAAAAAGCGACGCTGATCCACGAGCTGATACATGGAATCGATGAGATGTACAGTATTGGTCTTAAAGAGAAACAGGTGGAGAAGCTCGGCAATGGCATTTTCATGCTGATCCGGGATAACCCGGAGATGTTCTTGGAGGAGGAATCTGCATGATCTACGTTACCATCACCCCAGTCGCCCTCTCCGTGCAGGGTCATGCCGGATACAATCCCGGCAATGATATCGTCTGTGCCGCTGTCAGCGCTCTTGTGCAGACGTTTGAAGCATCGGCAAGGGAATTTACCACCGATGAGATAAAGTCCTCCCTGCAGGACGGAGACGCGGTCATTTCGTGGCCCAGAGCGCCCACTAAGGAGTTGTCGCTCCTGATCGACAGCCTATATCTGGGGCTGTGCATGATGGCAACATCCTATCCCAATAATGTTTCAGTAAGCTGCACCCGATGAGGGTGCTTTTATTATGTCCAGGCATGGAACGACGTAAAAAGCTATGGATCGGGCAGGCGTGGCACCCGTAAAAATCTACGGATACAGGCAGGCATGAGACCTATAAAACCTTATGGAGGAAAAGAATTATGAAGTTTAAATCAGCAAAGACAGTACTGATGGACAGACGCACACCGAAGCAGAAGCGCATCGACCGCCTCATGAATCTGAGGATATTCGACGATGGCGGCTCCGGTGATGACGGTGCAGGCGACAGCGGGGAAGGTGGCTCGGATGAAAGCTCCGGCGATGGAGACGACAACGATGACGTCCAGGCCAAGATTGACGCCGCTGTGGCCGCCGCAATCAAGAAACAGGACGAGATCTGGGAAAAGAAATTCAAGGAGCGCATGGCCAAGGAGAAGCAGAAGTCTTCCGAGGCGGAACGCCTGGCAGCCATGAGTGAATCCGAGAAAGTCAACGCCCGCATCAAAGCCCTCGAGGATGAGAACGCAGCCATGAAGGCCGCTGCCGCAAAGAATGAGATGGCGACACAGGTGCGGAGCCTCCTGACAGACAAGGGCATCGTCATTACGTCTGACGTGATCATCGACAGTCTGATCGGAGCTGATGCTGAAAAGACCAGTGAAGCAGTGACCGCCTTCGCAGCAGAGTTCGAGAAAGCAGTCAATGCCCGCGTGAAGGAAGCGCTGAAGAGCAAGACCCCCAAGGGCGGCTCGGCAGCCGGCGCGAAGGGCATGACCAAGGAAGAGATCATGAAGATCAAAAATCCCCTCGAGCGCCAGAAAATGATCGCTGCGCACCCCGAAGCGTTCAAATGATGCTCCGGGAATATACAAAGGAGAATAGATCATGAATAGAAACAGAAACCTTATTAACCTGAAAATGTTCGATTCTGTCGAAGGTACTGATTATCCGCAGGATCAGAACCGGGCTGCGGACTTCGCTCCTGCGATTTCCACCGACTTTACTACCCGCATCGCGGACAATATCCAGACCCTGCAGACCATTCTGGGAATCACCAACATGACTCCCATGGCTGCCGGTACCCTGATCAAGATCTACAAGTGGAAGAGCATCACTCTTGCACAGCAGGTCGGTGAAGGCGAGGTCATCCCGCTCACCAAGGCAGAGCGCGAACTGGCTAAGACCATCGAGCTGACTCTCGGCAAGCACCGCAGACAGACCACCGCTGAGGCGATTCAGAGAGTCGGCCGCGCACGTGCTATCAACGATGCAGACGAGAAGCTGATCTCCGCTGTCCGCAAGGATATCAAGACTAACTTCTTTACCGCGATCAGCACCGGTACTGGTATCGGTGACGGCGGCTCCGCAGCTACCCTGCAGGGCGCTCTTGCGAAGATCTGGGGCAAGATGCAGAGATACTACGAGGACAAGGATGTCACTCCTGTCTACTTCGTTTCCTCTGACGATGTGGCCGACTATCTCGGCACTGCAAACATCACCGTGCAGACCGCTTTCGGCTTCTCCTACATCGAGAACTTCCTTGGCCTTGGCCTGACCATCGTCAATCCCAACCTGTCCAAAGGCACCGTCCTCGGTACTGCACGCGAGAACCTGAACGGTGCTTATGTCCCTGGCACTGGCGGCGACCTTGCTCAGTCCTTCGCGCTCACTGCTGACAGCACCGGCCTTGTCGGTATGACGCACCAGGCAAACACCAACAACGCATCCATCGATACACTGCTGTTCTGCTCTGTGGTCTTCTACCCCGAGTTCATCGACGGCGTGTTCAAGGGCACTATCTCCGGTACCTGATCGGGACCAGAGAGCCTGACAGAAGGCAGTAAATAACGGGCGAGGGAGGTATCCACACGGAACCTTCCCCGCCTGACAAGGAGAATCAATATGGCTAGATACAGAGTAATTAAAGGTTTTTACGATCTGGAAGATCCTCAGGGGCAGAACTACTACCTCTACAACAAAGGTGATGAATATCCTCGTGAGGGCTTGAACCCCGCACCGGAGCGTATCGCCTTCCTGATGTCGGATTCCACCCGGTTTCTTGAGCCGGTGATCGAGGAAGTCCCCGAGGCTGACGAGGAGCCCACAGGAGAGCCTGCAGAGGAAACCGCCGAGGATTCCGCAGAAGAGACTGCGGAGGCTGCCGTGGAGCCGCAGGAAGCGCCTAAGCGCCGTAAGGCAAAGAAGTGAGGTGAATGGCGATGGCAGACATCGACAGAATAAAACGCATGCTCAGCATGGATACAGATGATGATTCTTCAGAGAACCTGCTGTATGACATCATTGACCTTGTTGAAGCTCAGCTGAAGAACCGGCTCGGCGGGATCAGAAAGATTCCTGATAGTCTGGAATATATCGTTGACAATGTCGTGCTTGCCCGCTTCAACCAGATCGGAGACGAGGGCAAGGCATCCATGACGGTCGAGGGCGAATCCGCCTCATGGCTGACAGACCTCTTTGCCCCGTTTGAAGAGGATATCCAGAGATACCTCGACCGGATAAACGAGACCGTGTCCGGCGGTTCTATTACATTCCTGTGAGGTGGCGCTTATGAGATGTGATACACAGATCTATTTTGTCACGGACGGAGCACAGGAGCTTGTCACGGACCCCAACAGTGAGGCATACGGCTCTTATGTGACGGGAAAACCAAAAGAGGTTGACCGGATGGCTGACGTGACCGACACGCAGACGTCTACTCAGCAGCTGGTCTATGGCAAGCTCCAGGAGGCCAGCCGGACCGTCCGCCTCAACGGCCAGTATTTGGAGCCCTTCGACCACATCCGGATCGGATCAGTGCTTTACGATGTCGATGCAAAGCGGCACCTGCGGCACAGGTCCGTTTTTATTTGCCACGAAAGAAGGTGATCTCATGAGCGAGGTCAAACTTGTCGGAATGGACAAGCTGCAGGCAAAACTAAAGTGGAATGGCGAAAACCGTGACGCTGTCCGTGCAGTGATCCAGAAGAACGGGAATCAGCTCAATGAGAAGATGAAGACCCGCATGCGGGATGCCTATGTCACTATTAATCCCAGAACAGGTAAGCCGTATTCAACCGGTGAAACGGCGGGAAGTGTGAACACGGTCATAGCAGGGGACGGGCTGACGGCTTTTGTCGGGCCGACAACCAACTATGCTATGTATGTCGAATACGGCACCCGCTTCATGACAGCCGAGCCCGCTGTCCGGCCTGCTTTTGAAGAGCAGGTCCCAATCTTCAAATCCGACATGGAGGCTCTTGTAAAGTGAGGAGGTGATTCACATATCTGCGTTACCCATCGAAGAATACCGTGTGGAGTTGATCCGCAGGCTTAAAGAGAAGGATCCGGACCATAAGGTCTATGAGGCCAAGCTCCCGCCCGCCGATGTCCCGCACCCCTTTTACTACATCGAGGATCCCCGCGGGACGGATGACGCCACAAAGCGCGAGGTTATGCAGGATGTCTACGGCACTGTCAGCGTCTGGCATGATGACCCGTACCGTAAGAACGAGGTCTTTAAGATGCTCGGTATGGTCGGTGAGGTCATCCGGGATATGGAAGAGGAAGGGACACCGTCCTATAGGTGGATGGTTATTGATTCCGGCATGCGGGTTGTGAACGACACCGTATCCGGTAAGACCGGCAGCCGCGGCGGAACCGTCTATGTCCATGGCCTGTATGAGGTCCACATGAAACAGATCGGCTCTATCTGAGTCAAAGCATAAATGAAGGAGAATAAACACTATGAAGCTTAATATGTTCGACGCAGTCACATATTCCGCAGTGCAGGGCAAGAGGATCGTGATCCTGATGCGTGTCCTGGAGAAGGCATCTGCAGCAGCGGCTGCGCTGGTTCCCTTCGGAACCACTGATTCCGAGAATATTTCTGCAGATTCCGATACCACCGTCACCAAGGACGGCACGATCGTCACTGCCGGCGCTGCATCCGTGGAGCTGTCCAAGGAAGCGCTGATGTCCATCAACTCCGCAGATCCGGACGGCACGACTACGACCGACGACCTGAAAGACGCCATGAAGAACCGCAAGAAGGTTGAAGCATGGGTAGTAAATCTGGATCGTCCCGGAGCAACTACCGGCAAATTCCTCGGCACCTACTACCAGGGCTTCCTGACCTCTTTCGAGGTTGAGGCATCTGCAGAAGATCTGGCCACCGTATCCATCGACTACTCTGCTGAAGGTGTCGGTGCCGATGGTGAGTGCACAGTCGATGCAGCTACCCAGCAGATCGCGACCTATGTCTTCACCGATACGGTCCAGAAGGCCTGATGTATGAGTGAGTGAATAATACATAAATACGACTTTATACAGTCCCCGGGGCAAGTGATGTCCCGGGGATTTTTCACGATGATGGAGGAAATGAAATGTACACAAGAGAAATCGACGGCAAGATTCGCAACTTCAAATTCGGCATCGGATTTGTACGTGATATTGACAAGACAAAGACTGTAAAGGGAGAAAACGGCGAACAGCAGAAAATGGGGCTTACTTACGCTATTGCCGGCCTGATCGACCAGGATTTTGAAAAACTCATTGACTGCCTGATGTACGGAAACAAGTACGGCGGCGATACCGAGACCCTCAGCCGCGCCCAGATCGAGGCATGGCTTGACTCCGATGAGACCACTCTCGAACGTGAGTGCAACGACCTGCTGGATTTTTTCGAGAATGCGAACTTTACAAAGAAAAAGACCAAGGAACTGCTGGAAGCAGTGGACAAGAACGACCAGCTGCAGAAGGCCAACTTCGAGAAGGCTCTGGAGAGGGCAAAAGCTGGGACGAACTAAGTAGGGAGTTTGCCCTGAACGCCTTCAGGTATCTTGGCATGACTTCAATGGAACAGGTAGACCGGATGGATATCCCGGAGTACGAGCTCCTCATGAGGGCCATGGAGCTGAGGCAGGTCGACGAGGAATACCGCACACATGAACAGGCTTTCCTGACAGTCGTTGCAAAAGCGACCAAAGGAAAGAAGGGAACGCCGGTATACAAAAAGTTCAAGGATTTCTTCGACTACGAAGCGGCGATTAAGAAGGTGAAGGATGGAAGCAAACACCTGGACATGATGCACGCGGTATCCGCCCTTTTGAAAGAAACAAGAGAAACGAGGAAAAAGAAAAATGGCTGAATCATATTCCGTCACTGCGGTGCTCTCTGCGCAGGATAAAAATTTTAGTTCGGTGTTCGGTTCGGCACAGAGTGCGGCGGACAGCCTGGCCGGCAAGCTCAAGAGCGGCCTGGGCTTTGGCGTACTGGTAGGCATCGGGCAGAAGGCATTCTCTACCCTGACGGGATCTGTATCCGGATTTACGGGTGAGCTGGAGGCAACTTCTGCAGCATGGCAGACGTTCGCATCGAATTCAAAAATTACCGCTGAGAAATTAGGTATCACGCGAACCAATGAAGATATTGCGAAGACAAGAAAATCGCTGGAATCATTTGCTCAGAAGACTATCTACAGCGCCTCCGACATGGCCACGACTTACGCGCAGTTGGATGCGGTTGGCATTAAGTCAGCTGAATCTCTGGTAAAAGGCTTCGGTGGCATCGCCGCAGCGGCAGAGAATCCCACACAGGCTATGAAGACTCTGTCTCAGCAGGGCGTGCAGATGGCGGCAAAGCCTACTGTTGCATGGCAGGACTTCAAGCTCATGCTCGAGCAGACACCTGCAGGTATTGCGGCCGTTGCATCCGAGATGGGCATGACTACGTCTGAGATGGTACAGGCAGTGCAGGCAGGAGAGATTGCCACAAACGACTTCTTCGCGGCAATCGAGAGGGTTGGAACATCTGACGCATTTACCAACATGGCCACGTCCTATAAGACAACAGGACAGGCGCTTGATGGACTGTCTGAAACTGTTACTAACACACTGATGCCCGCCTTTGAAGTATTCCAAAAGCGCGGAATCAAGGCTGTTGAGAGTGTCATAGGGATCGTTGAGAAGTTCGACGGTCAGAAGATCGCCGACACGGTCAGCGGTATTTTTGATGCGTTTGACACGGGCGGCATCACAGGTGCAATCGGTGAGGTAAAAGGTCTCCTCGACGGTCTGCCTGACAGTTTCAAAAAAGCTGGAGCGGCGGTCGGCGCTCTCGGTGCGGTCAGCATCGCAAATACGATCCTTGACAGCAAAATGTGGAGAGGTGGTGTCGAGGGAGTAAAGACTTTCGGAGGTGTTGCAAAAGTTCTTCCGGGTATGCTGTCAAAAGACCTCGGAAATGTAAGCAATGCGTTTATTAACATGATGCCTCCGGGTATTGTTTCAAAAGTCGGCGGTGCTCTTGGCAAAATGGGCTCCGAAATGAAGCTCATGGGCTACATAGCCAAAATGACAGGGTCTCAGCTGTGGGAGAATTTCACGAATGACAGTTTACTTGGTAAAGCTGTCGGGAAGGTCTCCGGCTTTGCAGGGAAGATTGGCGGTGCACTCGGGAAGATCGGCAGCGTAGTCCTCAATACAGGCGGACAGCTTGCAAGCGGCCTGCAGACCATGATGGGGATCGCTCTCAAGGCACTGATGCCGGCGGCTATGATCGGGGCGGCACTGGCCGGGCTCGGACTCCTGCAGGAGAAATTCGGGGAGCAGATCAACAGCATCCTCGCCATGGTGCAGGAAAAAGGACCGCAGGTTATATCGAATTTTGCCAACGGCATCGCCTCGCGTGTTCCGGAGCTGATCAGCCAGGGCGCGACACTTGTATCGAACCTGCTGAACACAATCGGTTCACTCGCCCCGTCTATGGTCGGTGCTGGTGTACAGATCATCACATCCCTTGTCGGAGGCGTGGCACAGAGTGCCCCTCAGCTGATCACAAGCGCGGTCACAGCGGTCGGCGGGTTTGCATCGGGTATTATCTCATCCATTCCTTCGCTGATCGTTTCCGGCATGCAGCTCCTGCTTGGAGTAGCGCAGGGAATCAGTGCGAATCTGCCACGTATGGCGCAGGGAGCTGTCCAGGCTGTGCAGAGTTTCGCGCAGAACCTTGTAGCTAACTTCCCCGCGATCCTGTCAACTGCCGGCCAGATCGTAACGACACTGGTCAGCGGAATCACAAGCGCCCTGCCTTCACTGGCAACGGGTGCAGTCAGCATCATTGGCACGCTGGTTACTGGATTTATCCAGAACCTTCCCCAGATCATTCAGACCGGCGTACAGGTAGTTGCTTCTCTGGCGGTCGGACTGATACAGGGAATCGGTACGCTGATCGGCATGGTGCCTCAGCTGTTCGGGACGATTAAAGACGCGATTATCAACACAGACTGGCTGAGCGTTGGCCAGCAGATCATCACTGCGATCGGCGATGGTATCGTCGGCGGGATTGGCGGGATCGGTAGCAAAGTCGGCGAGATGCTCGGCGGCATCGGTGACTGGATCACCGGAGGCAATAAAGCCGGTACTGACTATGCGACAGCCGCATCAGAGACCATTACAGCATCCACGCCGACAATGACAGCTTCCGTACAGAGTGCGGCAACGGCAGTGACAGAAGGCTCTGTCAATTCCTTCCTTACTGGCGGCCAGAGCCTTATGAGCGGTATGTCAGACGGGATCATGACGGGAATGCCACTCATGACTGCTTCCGCAAATGCGGCTGTAACAAGCGCCACAGACATCCTCGCTGACACCTCCATCCAGAGCGATGCAGACAGCGCAGGCCAGAGCCTTGTCGAGTCTGCGGCATCCGGCATTGATGCCGGTGCATCGGCGGCAGAGTACGCGACTATGTCCACAATGTCTACTGCTTTGTCCGCGATCAGCAACAGCTCTATAGAGGCACAGACTGCAGGCCAGAGCCTCGGGACAGCGGTAGTAGATGGAGTGGTTGCTGGCCTTGAGCCTTTGGGGACAGCCGCACAGCAGGCATTGTCTGCGGCAGTATCGTCTATGCAGAGCGGGCTCTCCGCCATGCAGAGCGCCGGACAGCAGGCAGGACAGAGATTTGCACAGGGTATCCGTACAGGCCTCACACAGGCCGCCACAGCGGCGAGGACATCTGTCAAGACAATCGTAGCTGCACTCAAGAGCTCCGTGTCTCCCGCACAGGCGGCAGGCAAGCAGGCAGGCACAAAGTATGCTGCCGGTATCCGTGCCGGCATGAGCGCGGCAAAAAGCGCGGGCACTTCCGTCGGAAAGAATGCTGTAACAGGCATGAAATCCGTAGCATCTTCCGCAAAAAGCGCAGGATCAAATGTAGCGTCCAAGTTTGTGTCCGGAGTTTCCGGGAAGACAGGATCCGCAAGGAGCGCCGGCAAATCTCTTGCGAATGCGGCAAAGAGCGGTATGAGCGGAGTATCCACGTCAAGCATTGGCCGTGATATGGGCCAGGGTCTTGCCAACGGCATCAATTCCAAATATGGAGCTGTTGCCTCAGCTGCCCGCAGGCTTGCAAACGCTGCCGCGCAGGCAATGAGAGCAGCCGCAAAAGTAGCGTCTCCGTCAAAGGTCACAAGGAAGATCGGTGGATACATCGGAGAGGGCCTGGAAGTCGGTATTGTAAAACGAACATCTTCTGCAGTTCGAACGAGCAAATTATTCATGCAGGCAACCCTGCAGGCAATGAGGGACGAAGCGCAGATCGCCTCACCCTCCAAAGCAACGGAACAGATGGGAGGATACCTGCTTAAAGGATTCGCCAACGGCGTCACCAAGAACATTGCTCAGGTTAAGGGAATCGCAATCGGGGCGATGTCCGCAACGCTTTCCGGCATTGGGAAAGCAGTAAAAAAGACCATCTACAACAGCAACTGGGGGGCAAATGATTTCCTGCGAAAAACCACGATCACGATTATGTCGTGGGGGAATCTCGCAGCAACAAATATCAAAAATGCAACTGAAAAGATGAAAAATGCATTCGGTGCAGGTATTCAAACGACGGGCTCATCCATTGCATCCACCTTTAAGGATACATTCTCTGCCAAAATGAAGACCATCGGTGATTCCGCCGCAGGGTACATCACCACAGCTACAACTGCTATGGTAAATAAGGCAAAGGCTGAACAGGAGCGATACCAGAAAGCGTACGACTGGAACTCCAAGATGCAGAAAGAGTACGAGAAGAGAGCAAAGAATTCTAAAGCTTCCTCTGCTGAGAAGAAAGCCGCGGCAAAGAAAGCAAAGGAATATGCAGCGCTCGCTACGAAGTACAAAGCGACAGCAGAGAAATACAAAAACTTGGCAACAAGTTATACAAAAGCAGGTTCGGCAATGCAGACCGCTTTTAATACCGCTTTTAATAACACCGTCAATGCGGCGATCAACAACACGGTCAATGCGATCAATAATCTCGCCGAAACTTACCAGGCACAGTACGATGCTATCATTAAGGCGCGGACAGAATTTCGCGACAAGATGAGTAAAATCTCTATCGGCGAGTATGACAACGAAAAAAAATCTGTAACAGCTCTGACAGATTTTAACGTCGCAAAACGCCAGGTGGAGCAGTACGGCTCTAACCTCGAAAAGCTCAAAGGCATCATGCCGGAGGGCTTTATGAATGAGATCCTCGGGATGGATACCGACGAAGGTCTCGCCTATACTGAGAAACTCCTGTCCAAGGGTACAGACTGGCTGAAAGAATACGCCAAAAGCTACAATTCGTATATGTCTGCCACATCCTCGGTCAGCAACAAATACTATCAGTCACAGATAGACACACTGCATACCAATTATACCAAGGCTGTTGAAGCAGAGTTTTCCAGACTCCAGTCCAGCCTTACGACCATTGGCCAGCAGGTAATGCAGGGCTTTGCAGATGGTATGCAGAGCAAAAAAACGGCCCTCGACAATGCTGGAAAGACTCTTGCAAACAGCGTTATTAATACGCTTAAAACCCAGCTGCAGATTCATAGCCCGTCGAAAGTTATGGCGAGCATTGGCTCTTATACTGGACAGGGTTTTGTCAATGGCGTTGAAGATCAGGTCCGGGCGGCACGGGAGGCTATGCAGAATCTCGTGGAGACGCCAAGGCCTCAGCTGGCAATGGCTGCAGGTGCAGAAAACCTCAGGCTCCGCGATGAATACAACTACACATCAAACAGGCATTATACTTTCGAGGCGGTCACGACCCTCGACGGCCGCGAGATCGCACGCTCCACAGCTGAGTACACAGAGGATGAACTGGAGCGCCGCCGCAAAAACAGTGAGCGCATGAAGGGAAGGAGATAAATGCTTTACGATTTTTGTGATACAGTCCAGATACCGTCGGCGGCAAACCTCCCTTCCGAGGCGCTGAGCTTTAACGGTGTGTGGATCGATAATGATATCTCCCTGTACCGGACGCTGTATGTGTCCGGCAGGGAGTCTTTTACTGCAGATATCGACGTAACAGCGCTGGAATCTATGGACGGTTCGGTGTTCCTTCGGAGCCGCCTGCAGCCGCGCACGATCACGGTCGGTTACCAGATATCGGCGCCGACACCCGCGCAGTATGTATCTGCTTTTAACCGTTTGTGCAGGCTGATGAGCGGGAAGCAGGTACAGGTTATTTTTGCTGATGAACCCGATAAGTATTATATCGGAACATGCAGGACTGTCGGGTCTCCCTCGCCAGGGAGGCTTACAGTAAAATCAGAGATGGAAATCTACTGCGCGGATCCATGCAAGTATGCCCTGCAGGAGATCACAGTATCCCCGAACAGCAGAGGGGTTTTTTCTGTTGAGTATTCTGGGAGCTATCCTGTACGTCCTGTTTTTGAGGCGGATTTCTCCGGAAGCGCAAAGCAGGTGATGTATACAGGAACAAACGCTGTTATTACAGCGGGAGACAGCGAGTCATCAGACAGTTTATTTCACGATGGCGATGAGCTTGTTATCGACTGTGCGGAAGCGAAATTGTACCTTAACGATGTCAGTGCCCCTGAGACCGGGAACATTGCAAATCAGTATGAGGAAATGATCCTCGTCCCTGGAGAAAATACAATTATCCCGTCTGCTGTCGGCACTGCTCCCGCATTTAAGATGAGGTACCGAGAAGCATGGCTTTAAAGGAGGATCTTTATGATCTGCTATTTTGCAAACAGGCGTATGGAGATCCTTGCGCACGCATCTACTCAGCTTAAAAAAGGGCTGCACATAAAGGATGACAAAAAGGTCGAAAATGTCGAATCCGGCCAGGATGTTTTTTCCGGGTATCTGAGGTATGGGGACGGACAGCGAGGATTGGCAGAAAGAGCCGCAGACGTTGGAAATTATATCCTGAAAAAATCAGATGATACCGACGAAGTTTACACGATCATTGAGGCGGAGTCAGACCCTTTGCATAAAGAGATCTACTTTTATGCAGAAGCCGCCGGGCTCGATCTGATCGGTGAAGTGTGTGAGCCTTTTGAGGCTTCCACGCTTATGACTCTTTCCGAGTACGCTGAGAAATGGCTGTATGATACGGGCTTCGAGGTTGGCGTTGATGAGTCGGAAGGCGTCTCAAAAATGCTTAAATGGGAAGATGCTGAGACCACAATGGAGAGGATCCTGTCAACAGCTGAGTATTTCGGCTGCGAGGTGTCTTTCCGATACTCGATCAAGCGATTTTCCATTAAACACAAATATGTAAATTTTTACAAAAAACGCGGAAATGAAAGATATGAGTCACTTCGCCGCGGACGTGACTTTGAAGATATCAGGATCAAGAAATCCATTGCTGACATTGCCACGGCCTTGAGGGTTACCGGCGGGACTCCTGACGGTGCGGGCATACACAGGGAATCTGATGGAACATATACATGGGTGAAGTTTTCCGAATACGCCGATGGGCGTGATGAGGAAGACAATGCTTCATTACAGGATGATTCCGAAGGAATGCAGTTTATCGGAATCTCTTCGGGACACGCCACAGATGAAGAAAGCGAAGACCCCGACCAGTATGTATGGGGTATGATCGCAAAAAACTCCGGGATCATCGCCGTGCCCTCTGTACAGGGACATCTGCAGATGAATAAAGTCCCTAAGACCGGTCAGGCATTATATACATGGATCATGTTTGCCACGGACGAAAACGGGGCTAATATGTCAGATCAGCCTGACGACAGAAGCTATATTGGATTTGCTTATAACCATACAACACCGAACAAAAAGACATTGCCGTCCTACTATACGTGGTGTCCCATGGACAGCAAAAAAGCGGGGAGGGATATTTTTATCAGCCCCGGGCAGGGTTCGATCTCCGAAGGCGGCGGGCTTTATACCTGGCTTAAATTTGCAGACAGTGCCGAGGGAATGAACATGTCAGACAGTCCGGCGAATAAAACATATATCGGACTGGCATATCACAAGACATCACCTACGGAAAGCCTGGACCCTGCGGATTATGAGTGGAAGAGCATCACGATCGGCACACAGGATGGAGGCTTCTGCCTTTTTGATCCTTCTTATCCCGGATTGCGTCAAACAGATGGAACATTCATCTGGGCGCAGTTTGCATCAGATGGGTTCGGGAACAATATGGCCGGAGCCCCTAATAACAGGCCTTATCTCGGAATTGCTTATGATAAGCTCAGCCCTATCCAGAGCACTGATCCTTCTGATTATGAATGGAGCCTGATAGACGCTGATGAGTCCTCAGAGGTAACACTGAAAGGCATGAATTATAACGACGGTGACTTTTGGGTAGATTCCGCAGGTCGGCTCCGCAGTGAGGTGGCACTTGCAAGATGGTCCAGATATATATCTCCGGATGAGACCGGCACAGATGTTGGGCATATCGTAGCGGAGTTTGAGTCGGATGCCACCAACCAGCAACAGCTGCTCGAGGAAGCCATTGAAGAGCTTAAACGCCGCAGGGAGCCTGAAACGACTTACGATATCGAACTTATCAAAAAGCCTGACTGGCTGGAGATCGGTGATACAGTCCCTATTGTTGACCCGGATGGCAATCTGTATTTGACAGCCAGACTCATTAAGCTTGAGAGATCTGCTGAAAACGGAAAATACACAGCAACGTTTGGAGAGTATGTAAGGGAATCCGCAAGCCTCTCTGATCAGGTTGCAGACCTGGCAAGGAGGCAAAGGGAAAATGCGCGGACTCCAAAATATCAGTGGATAGTATATGCTGACAGCCCGACAGGCGATGGTATCAGACTCCGATCAGACGACGCTATGTATATGGGTGTAGCATATAACAAAGTATCGCCTCTCCCGGATCTGTCTGATCCGTTTGAATATACATGGATGCGGATCGGCAGCACGGATGGGACCGATGGAGAGGACGCTGTCACGATTGTGATCATACCGAGCGACGGCACAGTCTTTAAGACCAGTACAGGATCCAAGACCCTGACCGCTCATGTGTTTAAAGGAAATACAGAGCTGACTGAGTCAGATGTCACTGCGCTCGGCTCCATCTACTGGTACAAGGGCACAAACAGCACAACAAGGCTTAATGAATCACACAGCATGACGCTAACGGTGCAGGCGTCAGATGTGAACAATTTCGAGACTTACGAGGCAAGACTCGAAGCATAAGGAGGCAGGAGAATGATACATGCCAGAAATTCCATTACCCTGCAGCACCTGCGGGATATTACTGCCGTCGTGTGGTACTACAAACTGCAGGCGTCCACAGACAGCCCGCCGGCAAAGCCCACTACAGAAACGCCATCGGGATGGACTACAACGGAACCAGTATATACAGAAGGCAATACCAACAACCTGTACGTGACGCAGAAAACCACTTTTTCAGACGGCACTTTCAAGTACAGTGAAGTTTCCTTGTCCACCTCCTACGAAGCGGCCAAAGCGGCATACAACATGTCCGTACAGGCAATAGACTTCGCAACAGCTGCATATGGAACTTGTGAGAATGCCGCAGGCACACCTGGCAAAGAAGTAAGGTGCGACGGTTTTGTCCTGTTTGAGGGCGCCAGAATACAAATACATTTCCTTAATGCCAATACGACCAGCGTACCGACTATCAATGTAAACAATACCGGCGCGAAAACAATACTGATCAACCAGGCTCCTGTTGCTGAGTCAAACCAATTGCTGTGGGCGGAAAATGCCAGGCTGGAATTTGTGTATGACGGGACCTATTGGGTATTACAAAATGTACCTTATGCCTGCTACGGCATATGCCCATCGTCTGAAGAAATACCCGTAAAGGTTATAGAGTGTACAGAAGCCGTTATCTGCAAGGGTACAGTCCTGACGATCGGCTTTACATACTCTAACAACTCAGATGATACAAGCTTTAATGTAGCAGGTACAGGGCAGAGGCCGCTGCTGGTTAACGGAGAACCACTAAAAGTACGCAGTCGTTTTAACTGGGACGCCGGTGCAACCAGGTCGTTTTACTTTGATGGCCAGCAGTGGATCATGACTGACGATATTGTCGCCGCTTATATTGATGAGTACGTAACGGAAGTTGATGAAAACGGCATTATGATACATCCTGTCGGCCAGAAAAACACGGGATGGTCAATAGGCAGTGCGCTTGAGCTGCTCAAATCAGGCGTAAGCTATATCAAAATGTGGTTTGACAACAAACTCGAAAACAGTGAATTTTCGCTTCCGTTTATCAGGATAGGAAAAGAAAACGGAAATCACCTACTGATCGGAGATGATGCGGTAACGATCAGAGAGGATCAAACAGAACTGGCACGTTATAGCAGCAGTGGGATTTCTTTTGATGATGCTACTCCGTATAAAATAGGCAACGATTCGACATACGTCAGTTTTGAGGATTCTGACAATGATCTTATCGCAGACTCCCTGCGGATCGTTGCGGACAGTATATCTTTCCGCAGCAGCGGAACAGAAAAAGATGTACAGAGCGAGTTGGAAGCACTGAACGAAAATATTGATCTGAACGCGCAGGCAATAGAGCAGAACGCGGAGGCAATAGAGAACACTCAGCGGTACATCCAGATCAACCCAGAAGTACCGTATATTAAACTGGCAACCAACGACAGGAACTATCTGCTTTTGGAATCCAACAAGCTTGGCTTTTGGGTAGACGCCAACGAGACGGCATACATGTCAAACAACCAAATGTATATCCCTGCGGCAACTATAACCACTCTGTTGATGCAGACAACAAACGCAGAAACAGGTGATTCGATAGGACAGGTCGGATGGGTTATGAGGACTAACGGCCATCTGTCTCTGAAAGTAATAGGTTGAGCGGAAAGGAGGTGATGATATATGTCGACAGTTTATGGTGGCGTATGTTCGCAAGGTGAACGTCCCTATATAACAGTTACAGTTACACAAAACACGACCAATTGTGTGTTTAATATTACCTTTGGTATCCAAGCTGTTAATAAAATCCCTTATCGTTCAACCGCTTATAATGTCAGCAGTCGTCTTAAAGGTAGTTTTGACTGGCAGACTTACTCTAAAAGTTTTACAAACGAAAAAGCTCAGTGGGAACACTTCGCAGTAGGATCAAAAACTGTAACAATCCAACGATTAACTTCGGCGCGTACTTTTTATGTAGAATGGGGAGGCCATATAACCAATCCGACTGGAGGAATGGTTGGAACAGGAGAGCCAGCGTATTACTCTTACACAGTTCCCGCACTTCCTACTTATACAGTTTCGTATAGTGCAAACGGTGGATCTGGAGCTCCGGGAAGCCAGACCAAGACCCATGGCACAAACCTGACTTTGTCATCCACAAAACCGACAAGGACGGGTTATTCCTTTTCTACGTGGAATACATCTTCTAATGGAACTGGTACAAACTATGCGTCTGGAGGAACTTATACAGGAAATGCCAATTTAGCGTTATATGCAAAATGGACACCTAATACTTACACTGTTTCTTATAACGCCAATGGCGGTACAGGAGCCCCGGGGAACCAGACCAAGACATATGGAACAAACTTAACACTCTCCTCTACGAGACCGACAAGAACAGGTTATACCTTTGTAAAGTGGAATACGGCATCTAACGGAAGCGGTACGGACTATTCACCGGGCGGGACATATACCGGAAATGCCGGCTTAACTCTATATGCGATATGGACGGTCAACACATATGCAGTGACGTATCATTCCAATGGCGGCTCTGGTGCGCCCAGTAACCAGACAAAAACGCATGGAACTGACCTGGTATTACGATCAGAGATCCCAACAAGGACAGATTACGCTTTTGTCAGCTGGAACACCAATGCATCAGGGACCGGCGTTTCTTACTCGCCGGGAGCCACCTATACAGTAAATGCTGCGGTTGCGTTATATGCTCAGTGGGTGTCTGTTTATACCGCCCCACAGCTGGCTAACCTGACCGCACAAAGAGTAAACAGCAACAGCGCAGATGATCCGGAAGGAACATACGTAAAAGTAAGCTTTAACTGGGTTAAAGGCGTATCCGGATCAGCAGATGTTAATCCTGCAAAAATAGAGATATTTTACAAGCAGAAAGGCTCTGCAACTTATGTGCTGGCAAAAACAATAACATCGCCCACCAACACTATTATTGCGGAAAATCTCGGAAATCATTTTGATGTTGATAAGGCATATGATATCAAAGTAATTCTGACTCCCGAAGGTGACCGGGCACCAATAGAGCGCTCTACCTATGTATCTATTTCTGCCTTTATTATCGACATCAACGCAAATGGCACTGCTATTGGATTTGGCCAGCAGGCTCCTGATGGAGATACGGGATTTTATGTAAATATGAAGCTTGTGATGCGTGGGGAGATACTGGCAGAAATTGACCCGTATGCTTCTGCAGGGACAACAGACGCTGAGCTGTATGATGCAATAACAGATTTAGGCTGGGAAAATGATGTGATCGTATAAGGAGGAACGAGACATGTATCAGTATTACACGGTGGAGATATCAAAAAACAATGCCGGAGAATTTGAGCACACTGTCCTCTGGCACTTTGCAGATTCTGACGAAGCGGCAAGGCTCAAGGGCGAGGCAAAATTCCACGAGATTCTGTCCAGAGCGGCGGTGAGTGAATTTGCTGAACATGCCGCTATCCTGTTTAGCTCTCGTGGCAAGAGAATCATGGACAAGTGCTATATCCATGCACCTGAAACTGTGGCAGAGGTGAACAATGATGCTTGATATAAAAAAGTTATTAGCTAAGATTCTCAGGCGAACAGCGTTTGCTCCAACACAACTCTATGGCACAAGAACAGAAGCCACAAAAGTGAGCACAGATTGGGAGTATCATACACACTCATTCCTTTCGGACTGGGATATGATAGCTATTCAGTTTGTTGTTCACGAACATATAGAAGTTTTCTATATTGTTAGAGGAGATACATTGGAGCGAGGTCTTACAGATTGGCCGGATGCAGGAAAGTTCAGAGGAACACTATATGTTGACTGGGCTAACAACAGGATCGGTATCAGAGCCATAATCGCAGGAACGAGTGGCACTTACTACAACTTGATTTACTATAGCACCATATATGGTATCGTCCCAGCAGGCTAACAATTTTTTAAAGGAGGTAAAACATGTAAAACTGACAGTCACCAAAAAATCTTATTCGCTACATGGGCATAGAAAGGAAAAGAGCATATGGAGCACAAGCTGGAGGAACTCATCACAGCCGATCAGATGCTGACGTGGATCGTCATTGCATTCCTGGTCGGCTATTTTATTTACAAAGAGTGGCCGGAATTTAAGCGCCGCATATCAGGGACAGCCGTCAATGCTGTCAAAGAAGCCGCAGAAGACAAGTCAGTCCTCGCACGCCTCTCAGCGATCGAGACAGACGTGAAGGATATCAAGGCAAAACTGGAACGCGATTATACCCGTATCAATGACATGGAACGCTGGAGGGGCAGCATGGAGAGGATGATCGCAGACAGCCTTGAGGAACGTGAAATTCTCATGCAGGCCATGCTTGGCGTCCTTGGCGGCCTGCAGGAGATCGGAGCCAATGGCCCAACAAAGAAGGCGGAGGAACAGATCAGGCTCTACTTAAACCGCAAAGCACACATGCCGGACTGATACCGGGGAAAGGAGCATTGTATGAAAATGGAAGTGCTGACACTGCTGATTAAAGTTGCCGTGGTTGTTATCACGGGATATGTAGCACCTGCCGCAAAAAGATGGCTTGAAAGCCGCGCAGAAGATGCGCGGGTGGAACGTCTCAAAGGCTGGGCGCGTCAGGCAGTCAATGCCGCACAGCAGATTTATAAAAAGATGGGCGTAGAAGATCCCACCGGCGAGCGCCGCCGAAAAGATGCTGTCCGTTTTCTGGTGGAAGCCTGCGAGCGGGCAAATATCCAGCTTGAAGAGACAGAGATTGACGCCCTGATCGAAGCTGCCGTCTATGAGCTTAATAAGGAGATGCACAATGGTATCAATTGAAGACAACATTATCACGATCACGCGCGGGGACACGCTGGAAACGGAGATCCGGATTGAACAGGAATCCGGAAAAGATTTCCTTCCCTCTGAGGGCGACAAGATCCGCTTTGCGCTGAAAAGTGCATACAGCGATATCGAGCCCATCATCGTCAAGGATATCAGCACTGAGGATATGATCCTCCATCTTGATGCAGCTGACACAAAGAAACTTCCCGCCCGCCGCAAGCCATATGTGTATGATGTGCAGCTGACGACTCCGGATGGGTGGGTAAGCACGGTTATTGCATGTGGACAGTTTTACGTTACAGAGGAGGTGCATTGATGGCACATGAAAATCTTAAAGGCACAATGAGCGGCCAGCTGGTCCGTGGATACTCGGCATATGCGATCGCAGTGCAGAACGGCTTTGAAGGAACGGAAAAAGAATGGCTGGAATCCCTCAAAGGAGGGAGTACAAGTTCCCGGATCACATCCCTGGACGATACAAAGATTGCCGTAAGCGGCGCCTTTGTGATGGCGGTCGGCATCCCTACATACATCCCCGGATATGCTGATATGTCTGCATATCGTGAGTATAACATTACAGAGGAGGGATGGTATCTTTTTTGCAGGATCACCTCCGTAAACAGCAACGTAAAAAGCTCTGCAGAGACCACGGTCGAGGGTGCTGCGGGTTACATTATCAGTGATGGACACATTGATGTTGCAATAAGATTTGATCATATAGCAATGTCTCAGCTTGTCACTGTGCACTGGAGCGCCAAGGAGTCGGAGACGTTTGTCTTTCTGGCGACCGATCTCGCCAGCCGCAACCAGGACTACCGTACAACATTTTATGTGTACGATGTCGCGGAGTTTGTCACATGGACATATAAGCTGACTAATGACACGGCATTTGTGGACGGTACCGCATATTTTGTTAAGCATGACAGCGAGTATGTCCCTGCTGAGGTGACAGCAGAAGATCCCGTACCTGCTTATTACATCCAGGTGCCGACTTACACGCCGACTACCGATACCACTTTTGCAGATGGGACTAACTATTATACACTCGTAAACAATGTATACGTCCTCGCAACGGTGACTGTTGGCGATCCGATACCTGCAGACACATACTATATCTTGACAATGCCGTATGTACAGGTAGAGGACCCCGTGTTTATCGCTGGTACCACCTACTATACAAAGGCGGACGGCGAGTATATCCAGGCAGAAGTGACTGTCGGAGATCCAATACCTGCATATTATGTGCACGCAAAGGCCATCTTCGAGGGGATGACTCGCAACATCTCCTATAAGTGCAATACTCCAATCGACTGCCCGATCGAAATTGTCCTGCCGGAAATAGAAGAAACCGGATACGGCGCATGGTACGAGATCCAGATGAGATATGCTGGTACCTACAGCTGCACGCTTACGCTCCCCGAGGGGGTAAAGACTGGAACCACTTCCACGCAGGCACAGACGGCTGGAATCAACGTGATCGATCTGCACTATGTAAGCGTCGATGGCTATAAAACATGGCAGCTGATCAACACACACACCAATCTCAAGTAAGCGAGGAGGCAGATATGTACTGGACTTATGAAAAGCTGAATGATCAGTATGAAGTAAAGACTTGTTATCCGAACGAGAACGATTATGACGGGTCCATTACCGGGCATTTTGTTTACAATGTGCACGCATGGTTCGATGAAAATCCAGAGGAGCGCAAACGCCTCGGATGGATCAAACATATCAAGCATTCCAAGGAAGAAATCAGGGAGATCGTTGGCGGCTGGAATCCTCAGACACAGAATCTTATCACCACGCTGAAGCAGATCGATGAGTGGACCGTGGAAGACACATATCACGTGCTCGATAAGAGCGAAGACCAGCTGCTCTTTGAGGAAATGCTTGCCATTTCAGAGCCCGCGGTTTTAGATTACACGGAAGGCATTAGTTTTTATTAGGAGGCACTATGAAAGATCTTAAAATCATGGCTGAGATTCAGGCGCAGAAGGAAAAAGAGGTCAATTCTCAGGGAACACGCGAGCTGGACGATGAAGAGAAGGAACTCGCAAGAACTAAGCGCGAGGCTTTCGATTTCCCGGTCAATGCTGTGACAATTGACCCGTTGAGATAAGGAGGTGCCTATGTATGATGTAATCCCTGTGACGTCGCCCAAAAATTATGACTGCGGCGCGACATGTCTTCAAATGTTGCTCGCCTACTACGGGACATACGTCCCTCTTGAGGATTTGATCAGAGAGTGCAACACACGCATGATCGGCTGCTCAGGAGGAGACCTGCTCCGTGTCGGAAGGGCTCACGGGCTTAAAGATATGAAAGCTTTCTCGATGGACGCAGAGGAACTGATCCGCCAGGACCGCCCTGGAATCATCTGGTGGAAATACGGCCACTGGTGTGTATTCTGCGGACAGGATGACGCAGGAAAAGTCGTTATCTGCAATCCGGACCGCGGACGCTATCGCATGTCGGCAGAACTCTTCACCGCATTTTATACAGGCGTTTCCATCTGGAATGGCGAGCCGCACGACATTGTTCAGGCATAATCACATCATTATTAATAATCAATATTCACAGGCTGAGGGCTCAAAAGGCTCTCAGCTTTTTTGTTATCCGGAGGGCAAAAATGGCTAAGAGAATCATTGACGTTTCCGAACATCAAAAAAAGATTGACTGGACAAAAGTCTCAGGCGTTGACGGCGTGATCATCCGCATCGGCTATGGAGATGACGATGTATCCCAGGACGATGACTATGTGAAATACAACCTTGACGAGGTTGAGCGCCTCGGCATCCCCTACGAGGTCTATTTCTACAGCTATGCGAACTGCGAGCGACAGAAGGTGTCCGAGATAGCACATATCAGGCGCCTGATTGCCGGCCGCAATATTAAGCGCATCTGGCTTGATCTGGAGTACAGGCCTGCGCAGGGCTATTGGAGACGCATGACAGAGGCATTTCTGCAGGCCTTCCCCAGCGGCGGCGTGTACACATGGGAATGGGTATTTACAGATATCCTCGACGGCATCGAGTGCCCCAGGTGGATCTGTGCATATGGTCCCAATGATGGTAAGCCGCATTATGATTACAAGCCTCATCTTGATTGCCACGGATGGCAGTATACCAGCAGGGCGTCTGTTCCTGGCATCAACGGCAACGTTGATATGTCGGAGTGGTACAAAGATTTTGCAGAGGCACCAGCGAAAGCACCTGCAGAGGCGACCACAACCATCACAGCGGGCCGCAATGCCGTAGTTAATCAGATGCTCGCATGGGAAGGATATAGCGAGAAAAACGGCAAATTTAAAGTCATCATCGACGGATATAATGCATATCTTTCGACAGCTATCAAAGCCGGTTGCGCAAACTACAAAGTCAAGTATTCCGACGAGTGGTGCGCGACCGCCGCATCTGCCGCATACATTGCGTGCGGCATCGGACATCTGTTCCCAGTTGAGTGCTCTTGCCCGCGTATGATCACCCTGGCAAAGAAGATGGGTATCTGGCAGGAGAACGACGGTTATGTGCCGGATCCGGCTGACGCAGTCCTCTATGACTGGGAAGATTCCGGCAAAGGAGACAACACCGGCACTCCTGATCACATCGGTATCGTCATTGCCGTGGACAAAAGCAAAGGTACATTCGTCGTCATGGAAGGCAACAAGAATGAATCTGTTGAGCGTCGCACAATGAGCATTGACGGAAAGTATATCCGCGGATTCATCACGCCTAAATTCAATGATTCTGTCCCCAAAAAGAAAGAGGAGGTGAAACCTGCTGTGAAAACCTACGAGGTCAGCAAGACCGGAACACCGAACAAGACAACAGTCATTAAATGGGGACTGCTCAAGAATAACCAGAAGGTAACTCCACGCCTGCAGCCGGATGAATCTGCTAAGCCCTGCTCTTTTGCTCCTGTAAAGCCCCTGACAAAGATCGAGGTGTATGACTACATCACAACCGCCAAACGCTGGGCTTACTGCAAGGTCGGCGGCAAGTTTGGATTTATCCTTGCATCCTCTATCGCTGATTATCTTCGGATCCCCAAACAGCCGATTGATACAGTGGTCAAGTGGGTACTCGCGGATGATTTCGGCACCAAAGAGACACGCAGGAAAGCCCTGACAACCCTCGGATACAACTATGATGCTGTGCAGGCGGCAGTCACGGCAAAGCTGCAGGGAAGCCAGAAGAAAGAGGATACAAACAGCCCCCGCATAAGGATGTATGCTCCGCGCTTCTGGGAGAATGACCCCGATTTCTTCGGGGATGAGACCATTTTCATCGAAGATAAGAAAGGTACTGTGATTGACACCGGTATGAAAGGCTCCCTGGCCGTCAGCAAACTCAAGGCACTGAATCTGGATGAAATCACTATTATCATCACTCACCCTCATGGGGATCACACCGGCAACGTAAAAACCATGGTAGACAGCCTGCCAGTCAAACATGTATATCTGCCTGATCAGTCCGGCATCCGCAAATACCAGAAATCCTATGCAGAGAGCATGGACAATATCGCCTCCCACTGCAAAAAGAAAGGCGTACCTGTCACGTGGCTGAATATGGGAGACAGCTTTACAGTCGGATCCCTGAGAATACAGTGCCTTTTCCAGGCAGACGCCGACAAGCTCAAGGAAAAAGACGGGCATCATTTTATCAACAATATGTCGATGGTATATAAAGTTTTCGCGGGCTCCTGGAGAATCCTGATCGGCGGCGACTTATCAGCAGAGGGCATCCTGCAGATGATGGCATCCGGAGTGGATTTTTCCTGTGATGTTTTTAAGTTCTTCTGGCATGGTGATCGCAACGGGATCAAGAGAGCATTTGCTCAGGCTCTTAAGGGCGTGTTCTTTGCGTTTACGCAGTATGAGCACAAAGAGGGTAAAGGCAATGGCCGCACGAGCACATACAATCTTCTCCGCGAAATCGGTGCTTTCGTCGCCCGCGCTTTTGAGGATGGCGAGATTAATGTTAACTTCCAGGGAACAACGGCGAAGCTGACAACATCCCTCGGCATCAGTCGCACTTTCATAAAAAAAATAAAAAAAAACTGAGTTATAAGGTATGCTTAACCACTAAAGCAACCACGGCGATCAAGGACACACTGCTGGCCATTGAGCCGGAAGACTACACGGCGGCAGAAGTGCAGGCACTCAAGCGTGCCGGCAATACTGTCCTGGCATATTTGTCTGTTGGAAGTGTCTCAGATGAGCGCAGTTACTATAAGCAGCTTGAGCCGTACACTCTCCGGAAGCTGGACGATTGGGAGCATGAGCGGTATCTGGATGTCTGCGAGCCCGCTGTGCAGGACTGGCTCATCAATCGAGGGATGGCGCTGCTTAATGCAGGATATGACGGGATATGGGCCGATAACATCGATGTGTTCGAGGAATATCCCTCCGACAATGCATATAAGGGCATCACCCGCATTCTGCAGGCACTCTATCCGCATGGATATATCATGATCAACGGCGGTATGGAGTACATGCTCCGGTCAATCGCCGACAAGGCCCGCGTGGCTCACGGAGTGACGCAGGAAGAGGTTTTCTCGCTTATTACGGATTACTCTGAGAGCGGAACTTTCGGCGCTCAAATCGCCTCTGAGAGCCTTGAGTATCAGAAATATATTTCCAAGGTGCTGGGCGCCGGCATGGAGGCGTATCTCCTTGAGTACACCAAAGACGCCAAACTTAAAGATAAGATCATCAAATATTGCGCTGCATCCGGCGCTGGGTACTATATCAGTGAGGATGTAGATCTGTAAGAGCATAGAGCCAGCCGCATGCGGTGACTATGCACAATAAAACCCCGGGAGCATTACGCTCTCGGGGCTTATTTTTATGTCATCCAAAAATTCTTTTATATTCTTCCCATATCAGGCGGCGTATAATTCCTGTCTTGCTTTCACCTGTCTTTTCGGATAATTCCTGCAGCGCCTCCTTATCTTCGGGTCGCATATCAAGTTCCATACGGGCCCGTTTGCCTGATTTTTTATACTTCATTATTGCTTTTTTTGCAGATTCCGTGTACGCCATATCACCTGCTCCTCCAGTAATCTCTGCAGTTTTTGACCAGCTGATCGGTAGAATACACGGCCTGTGTTTTTCGGATAGAAAGATCGTATAAAGCCTTATCAAAAGGCTGGGTAAGCAGATTGTCAACATTGTGCTTTAACTGACGGCTAAATTTATTGCCAAGGCCGAGCATACGGATATGCCTGATCGTTTGAGTGGATGCATCTACCATCAATAGTGTGAGTGCATAGCCTTCTCTGTCATCCTTGATTGGATTCAGATTAGGAGCTTTGCTCAGGTGCGGCGTATACGGCGCTTCAGCCCATTCTTGGGAACCACATTTAACAAAAACCCATAATACATCCTTCATAGGCAGCATTCTGATCTCGAATGGACTGCCTTCGGAAACATCTGATATTTCTTCAGTTGTAGGGTTTTCGTAGTTAAAGATCCATACAGGACCCGATTCGGTGATATCAAAAAATGTACCTTCAGGTCTGCCGTCAAGCGCCGAAAATTTGCCTCCGATTTCGAGTTTTTCCATTTTTAAACCTCCGTTTCTACGGGCATCCAAGCCCGTGAGAATTCCTCGTCCTTGAACAACTCTGCGAGCCCTGTGATTTGTTTAAGTCGCAGGATTTCATCCTGGTCCATCCCCAGATGCTTCGCGATCCATTTATCGCTCCTACCGATCTTGTGCAGCTCCGCAACGATGTTACCCATCAGATCTACGTCGTGGGAGCCCCTGGCCCTGTTATGCCGGATAGTCGATGCCATGCGCTCGTCCATGGGTTTATCGATTACGCTGACTGGAAGGCAGCCGCCCTCGCGGTCATAGATGTCTTTGTGGTCCAGCATGATCCTGTACCGGTGGAACCCGTCTACGATATGGTACAGGTCCGTTTCCGGATCATAGACGCAGACAATGGGCATTGTGTAGCCATCACACTTGATGCTGTCATAAAGTAGACGCATCTCGGGAGGCGCGACGCTGTTCGGGTTATATTCGTTCGGGCAGATCTTTTCGATCGGGACCGCGCGAACTCCATACACAGGCGATTTATACATTATTCTCCCCCTTTCATTACTGATTTGTACTTTGCCTTTATGGCATTGATTTTGGCCTGCTGCTCTTTGTTCGGGCCGAATCCCATGAACCGGCAGTAATGGTCATTTTTCAGGATACAGTAGCACATCCGCTTCCATGACGGAATGTCGATTGTGCCGGTCACATCGTCGGTGTCGTCCGGAATGTCTCCATCAAAGACGATTCGATGTTTCCCGTCTTTCGAGTAATTGCTGACACCGTTTTCGCGGATGTTATATCCCTTTTCCCGAATCTCATCTATCACTTCCTTAGAAAATCCGCCGCCGGTCTTATGCCAGAAGTCTATCGAAAAATTGAATTTTTGCAGATAGTTTTGCCGGAGCTCTTCTGGAAGAGTGGACAGAAGGAACATCGTGTAGCTCTGCCATGTGTGCCCGGGCGGGAGCGTTACCTGCCTGTACCCCATGGCTTTTGTGCTTCCGTAAATAGCTCCGAAATTCGCGCCCTGGACTCTGCCGACAAGCTTTGACCACGTCTGAGGCTCAATCACTCTGTAAAGGTTAAGGCTCTGTGTCGCCCACTCATTGAAAGGGCTGGCGACACGCATCTGGTCGATGCTCTGTCCGGCCTTGTGGAACAAGTCATACAGCCTGTTATAGTCGTATACGAACTTTCCGTTGGCAATCCAGATATCTTCTGTTGTCCAGTCATAAAGTGGAGCGGCAGTCCACACATCCTTGAAGTTTTGCGAGATCCACATCCGGCCTTTGTATGGGTGCCTTTTGTTGATGATTGCACTGTACCGGTGCAGGGATTCTGTTGCCCTCATCCCGATCAGCGCGACCGTACGCCCGCCTCCGCAGCGGTCACGGTACCAGCGGCCGAACTGCTTATAAAGATCTTCCTGCAGCATGTTTGGCTTGTAAAAATCAAAAGGATTATTATCCAGATTAATAACCCATCGGTTTTCCGGCATGGGCCGTACCCAGATGTCTTTATCTTCAGGGCGCCAAGGATACCAGAAGAGGCTGTAGTTGCTCAGGTTTGTTTTGCTGGCCATGGGCAAGCAGCACCAATATGAATCACAGATATCACCGTAACGCTCAAATGTACGTGTGACATATTCTGTAGTTTTTTCATACTGAGCCTCGAAGTCCTGATGGAAAAGGCCGATGCGCTTCGTGATGCCGTGATCCCGTATGTAGTCCATCACAAGACTGAGTAAAAGACCGGAGTCTTTTCCGCCTGAGAAGGAGACATAGATATTATCAAACTCCCGGAAGATAAATTCCAGCCTGTCCATGGCGGCGTCGTAGACGCTCTTATCAAGATACATTTTTTCCATCGTCCAGCTCCCCTCTCAGCCATCTGCGGTAGTTGCCCCTGGCTGTGTTTATCCCGTTTGCGCTGTCCAGTTCACGCTTTATAGCGTCGGACAGGTTCTCTTTCCTTGTCAGACACCGCATGATCTTTGCGTCCAGCGAGTGGGCGGCGCAGATGTCACAGACGGTGACTTTTGACTCCTGCCCGAGACGGTACACCCTGTCTTCCGACTGTGCCCTTGTCGCCCAGTCCCAGTCATTTGAGAAATAGATTACGTGGTGGCAGAACTGTAGGTTAAGCCCGTATCCGGCACAGGTTTTGTTGGCAATGAGGAAGCGGGCCCCGTTCCGGAATGCGTCGAGGTTCTTCTGCCGCTGCTTCTGGTTCAGCTTACCATAGAAAGGCACTGCATCCGGAAGGACCAAGAGAATCGCTTCTATCTCGTGGGTATACTTGCAGAAGATGATCGCCTGCTCGTTGCCAAGTGTTTTGATATAATCAAGGAGATCCCGGATGCGCGGATTGTCCATCGGATCGTCGAACATCGGGCGGGGG